TATCGTACAACCACACATATAACATCTGTGTGGCTTACGTGCCTTGCGCTCTGAATCTATCCAATCCATAATCATTTATCTTTTGGGTCAACGAATGGTAGCCAGTACTCTACATCAGGGATATTCCATCCGTTGTAGTCTTTGGCTATCTTTTTATCTACTATATGTCCAAAACTAATTCTTCCGATTGTAGTAAGGACAATAACTTCTTTATCTACTGGCGGTAGCTCATCCTTGACAGATACCCATACTGAAGAAACATTTTTAGGCTTGCGGTCTTGTAGTGTAGCAGTATAGTTAAAGGTAAAAAAATCTACAGGATATCTTTGCCAATGGTTTTCTTCTATTGCCTTATTGATTGCTTCTCTTTTTGAGTTTGCTTCAACCATAACATATTTTGAATTAGATGTTTTGAAATAATCAACTCTGTATATAGCCATTATTTAGTCCTCCAACTCTTTAAGTGCCTTATCTAAATTATTGCGAGCCATTTGACAAAATCTTACAGTAAGTAAATCGTCAGACAACTGCTCTTTGGCACGTTTAATATACTCAATAGCTTTATTTTTTGCTCGTTTCTTATTTTCCTTTGCCTTTAAGTATCTTCGCTCGAAACTTTTGAACTGTCTGTTTATAGCATAAGCCTCTTCATCAAAGCCTTCATCTAAAGTACCAGACATAGCCATAAGGGATTCTGTTGCTTGAAAGAAAGCTTCAAAGTCCTTTTCTGTTACATTCATTTTTGCCATATTATCTTCTTTTTACCCTCTCCTGTAAAAGGGAGAGGGTGGTTATTTACTTAGATGGCTCAGTATATGATACTGGTTCCCATACATCGTAAGCTGTCAGCAAAGCTGGAGCGATAACAGATGGGGCGAAGATGATAGATACTACAACATCTGGAGCATTCAACTCGTAGTTAACACCTTCTACTTTGTTTTCCTTACTAGCCCAGCCATAAGGCTTTGCTGTAATCGTAGAGCCATCTTTCTTTTTAAAAGTCTTCTCGCTAGAACAAGAAGCGAACAAACTTGCAACGACTAAGGTTGCCAAAATAATCTTTTTCATATTACTTATATTTATATCCCATAAGGGATGGTTAGTTACTAAAGCTCATCAAACTCTTTTTGAAATCTCTGTTTTGTTTCATTCAGAAGCTGATTGAATTTAATTTTAAACTCTTCATCACCTTCTGATAATCCATAAATACTGTGAGCGATGTTTGTCGAATGAGAAGACATATTCAAAAGCTCATCTACTTTAGGAATCAAGCTTTTTGCTAAAATGTTAGCTCTTTCTAATTTGTCTATATTCATATTTTATCTATTATATCCTTTGCAAGATGATTAATCAATCTTTTTAATACTATCAATCTCCATACTCCATAGTACAAACTCTCTATTGGAGCGAGTACCATCTTTCTTAGCAGGGTTGATTCTTACATCAATCATGCCAGAATATCTTGCGCAATTTCTTTCTGGAATAATGCTTGCAATCCAACATACATTACATCTTGAACAGCTCACTTTGTCACCAACCTTGTATGGAAGACTTTCTATGTACTCCTTCACATCAGAACAAATCTGATTGTTAGCATCATTGATGATACTTTGTTGCTTGGCAACCTTTTCTTTTAATTCTTCTTTTGTCATATCTTTAAAATTATGCCCGAAGGCGGTTAGGATTTAACTATATAAAGTTGTTCATAAACAGTAGATTTCACAACAATAGGTTCAGAACCTAAGTCGTTATCATCTATCTTGATGGCAATTTCCATATCTCCCTCTTCATCATAAACATCTTGAAGCTGTTGAATAAATTCACTTATAAGCATACTATTATAATTTGTGTCCGAAGGCTGTTAATCACCATATTTATATAATTCTTCACCACTTGAATCATACCCACAACAAGGGCATATCCAACCGTCAATTATAACGGACTTTTTACACTTAGGGCATAAACCTTTGACTGTATTAAAACTTTCTAAAGCATATTGACAAGCTTTCAAATACTCTAATTCATCTTCGTCAGCTTGATTATCAATAAGTGCCTTATATTCATCCTTATCTAAAACTACAACTTCTAATGCCATACCTACACCTCCATTTCCAAGTTCTTTCTAGCCCAACCTTCTGCCTTTGGCTTAGTCTTGAACTTCTTATCTTTCACTTCATGCCAAACTCCATAAGGAGCGGTCTTATATTCGATGAGAAAAAGACCCTTCTCTATCTTTACGATTCTGTATTCATATACTTCCATACGCTTATATTTCTAAATTGTTATCTAATTGCAAGCCATAAAGAATGTGTTGGAGTTCATCTACACATTTTATCATAATAGCATCGTCTTTTTTTCCGTCATTGAAAGATACTCCGCAAATTCCCAAGAAATTATTATATCGCAAAGTGAAAGGGCAGTCTTGGTGTTTATACCACCTATGCCCAATACATTCTCCTTCAGAGCGATAACATGTCCATCCATTCTTTTTAAGAAACTCTTCCCAAATATGAACGTGCATAATATCATTTTGACAAATTTTGCCCAAGCTTTGCCCATCAATAACTTTCAAGTCGTAAGAATAATCTATATTGAACTGATAGATGCTACAGATAATACAGATAAATCCGTGACTATAAACTATATCGCCCACCATATAACGAGGTGGCTTTCTAAATTCTTTCTGTCCCATACGCTTTAATCTTTGCTATTAATGAAATCCTCATACTCTCCTATCGTGATTTCCTTGAAACTAGAGTTGTGCTTCTCGGCTCGGATGCTGTCATCAAAGTAAACGAAAATACGGTCTTTGTGACGGAGTAACTGAGTAATAGAGAAACGGCGAGCTAGAGGGACTTCCATATTCAGTTCCTTCATTACCTTGAAATGATTAGCAACTGATTCATAGGAGAGAAGAACGGAGGCTATTGCCTTACCTTGCTTACTACGCTTGTTAGGCGCAATAGCTATATAGTAACCGTCCTCCAATTTTACACCGTCTATCTTCTTCCAAACCTTCTTATCTAGCGTATCGTAACGCTCAGAAAGAACCCATATAGCAGTAATCTCGTACTCTCTTGTGAGAGTTCTGTTAGGCTGATAGCCCTGATATTTTTCAAACTCGAAGCCTACGGCTTCTTCCACTCTTTTCATGTAGGCTTGATACTCTTTTTCTTCAGCTTCGAGAATACCTTTAATGTATTCGTAAGCCTTACTTCCCTGTTTTGCTTCGTACAACATACGCTTTATATTTAAACTTTAATACATGAATGAACTCATAGATGATGCATCATTGAAGCATTCCTCTACTTCATCCTCTCCATACAAACCACTCATAGGGTCATTATAATCACTTTCTGACATAACTCTTTGAAGACTACTCAAAGAGTCATAATTACCTTTTCTAGGGGCACTAGCAGGTATTTGGTCATACTCTTTGTTATCATACCTTTCTCGGAAGATTTTAACAAGCTTATGGTCGCTATACCCTTTTAGTATGCCAAAGAAGCCTTCACGAGAAACAAAAGGCGTCTTTATACCTTTATCTTTGATATGCTTCTTTAAGTCTTCCTTATTGTACACGAAATTAGTCGAACCTTCGGCTTTTGCCTTTGCTACGGCATCAAAGCATTCTTGCTCTAGCTCATTCAACTTGAACTGGGTATTCTCTAGTAGCCAAAGGATATAACCTGTATGGGCTATAGCGATACCACAGATTTCTTTTCCTTTGTACTTACCGAACCTAAACTTTCTAAACTCCATACGCTTTACTCCTTTACTTCTTTAAAGATTACACTTTTATGGTCTGAACGTATTTTGATGCTACAAGGGTATTTGCGCCATGCTTCGCAATAAAACATCTTACTATCAAAGAAGCACCCTTTGCAAGATTCTTTATCAGTCTCGGTAACTTCAAGAGTTACTCTTTCTCCAACTTTAAGCTCTGCCATATTTAATTTCCTCCTAATTCAATATAAACTTTTTCCAACACTTCTAACGGATAGTCATTCAGATTGAGATTATGTATTCTATGAATGATAATTCGTCTACGGTATTCTAGTTTTATTGCCTTTATCTGCTCCTCATCTTTAGGAATTTCAATTCTACGAGAGAAGATATAAGATTCTCCAGATGCAAATCCGTCAGACTTTCGGTATTTAATATTGTTTACAACGACCAAAGTTTTTGTTACTCTTTCAACAATAGCAATTCTGCTATTGTCGTATTTGTCGTAAGCAACAACCTCATCACCAACAACCAAATCTTTAAGCTCTTTCATTACTCACCTCCTTCTTTTGGTAGTATGTCAGATAAATAAGCCCACTTGATGATTTGACATCTGCTAATCGAATGTCTCCAAGATTCCTCATTCCAAAGAATGGATTCTTTAAACTGTAGATAAGCATCGTTATCAAAACCAAGTGTAATAATATCGCTCTTGCTCTTATCTGGCTCATCTGTATTTGGATGCCACAAGTCCTTCAAGAACTCATTGATAGCCCACTTAGCACCATGTCTAAACCCCTCTGCTATAAACGGAGCATCCTGTGAAGCAGGATATCTATTGTTGCAATAATATCTTGCAGCATCTTCTATTTTTTTATCATCTATCATAATCTACCCTTTCTTTTTCTAAGTTGATTCTTTCTACGCATTCTTCTTTGCGTCTTACCATCTTGTATATCTTCACACTTTAAGTGTGATTGACAATACCAAGGTATGCAATTCGTTAAATCCTCATTGACCATAATTAGTCCTCCTCTTTTTTGTTATCAGTAATCAACTTGCGTAATTGAGATATAACCTCATCTACGTTCTTATCATGTGCTCCTTCGTAAAGTCCGAGACGAAGCATAATGATGTTTAGTACAGGGTCGTTAATCTCAATAGCCCTTTCTGTGAGTACATTAAGTACTTGTGCTAGAATCCTAAAAGATGCAGCATAAGGAACATTAGTTGAACACTCAGAAATTTCTTTCAAAAACCTTGGTAAATCAACCTTCCATGCCATATCGTCCATAACATAGTTCTGAACATTCTTGCTTTTGATTTCCTTCATACCTAGCCCTCCACGTCTTTAGTTGTACCTAACAATGATTCATTGCCGATGTAAGGAATGCAATATACCCAATTAGCATAAACGCAATGGTAATATTCATCTTTGTCTATATAACCCAACAAATTTGCACGCCACTTATCTGATTTACTATCTCTAACCAACACCTTATCGAATGGTTTCAGCTCAACCTTCGGTTTCAAATTAACAACTTCTTTCTTCTCAGCATCCCAGCGTTTGCCTTTCTTGGATAAAGCATCAAAGAGTTGCTGCTTCTCGGAGTCAGTAGCCAGGCGGAGGCTATAATGAACTTTTGTATTACCATATTCATCTAAAGTATATTTATCGTCAACATTATAGAAAGCATAGTAAAAAGCTCTTTCGTCTCCATCTTTATATTCACTTCTTAAGATGAAAATACAATTTGCAAAAAGTTCACTTTTAATTCCTTTCATAAACACAATATCTCCATCCTTGAACTCAGGCTGAGGTTTCTCTACTTCCAAGGTCTCACGATTGAGCTTACCGCCCAAACGTTCCTCGATAGTTTTGATGTAAGTCTGAGTAGCATCCTTATCTTCGAGAGTGTAATCACTCGTTGCAATACCATCTTCAGCCACAAGATATATATCCATTCCATTTGAAAGGACTTCAAATCCGTGCTTTGCCTTAAATAAGGCATAGGTATCATCTGTGAATCCGTTAAAGAAGACTTCTTTCTTACCATCATTACTGATAAGTACATCGCCCTTCTTCCAGGCGAACTTACTCCAGTCACGCATCTCCTTAGAAGGAAGGAGAATCCGTAAACCATCAGAACATCCTCTTACAGTACCAAATTCGGAATAGCCACGATGGCAAGTAGTATTATTATCAGTCTCATTTATACACCAAACTACTGTTTCAGTATCTGTAGTACTGATTGTATCTGACTCTACATCTATGTTATATAACCAGTCATATAACTTAGTTCCTTGCGGCTTATCCTTAAGGATTTCCGCTATATTTATCTTTTCTTCCATAATCATTAACTTGCTTTATAAAAATTGAACCACACCTTGTTGCTCTGCTTATCCTTATAAACAATTGCTGTAGCCATAATCTTAATTTCTCATTATGTGACATTTGATAACCTTGTGAACCATATCTGGCTGCGATTCATTAAAACTATTAATAATCTGACGCTCCATTTCCTTTGGAAAGATGGGCTTTGTCGGCTTCGGCATAGTGAGGACGGCTTGAATCTTTGCCCCCCCCATCTAAGGTAAGCAGACATCTGCGAGTAATTTTCTCAAATAACATTTTCGTATCTCCTATTATTTAAACGTTAAACAAAATCTTAGTTTTTTATAATCTAATTATATACCATACCAGCGAAGCGAGCCGAAGGCGAGCCAGCCTTAACCTCATAAGTATTAGCATACACCCTACAGATAACCCCTCCCTTGATATAAGTATAGTTATTGAGTATCATATCCTTTATGTAGTCAATAGAGGATAAAAAACGCTTTTCTATGTTTCTATATTTGCTTAAAATCTCATTTTTGACCGCAAACTTTACTAAATCAAAGGCTTTCTGTACGCTCACGCTTAATATCTCAGCTATATACTTATATGATATACCATTCTCTCTGAACTTATCGCCGTAGCCAAAACGATTACAAGCCTTCTTAGCCGCCTTCAACTCTTTCAAGCCTTTAGGGTACTTAGTCTGCTGAATCATTTGCTTTGCGTAGTTCTTTCGATTCTGTACATCAATGATAAGCATAGCAGATAAGGTATCTTCTATGAACTTTACATTCTGTGCATAGGCATTCTTTTTAGAATCATTCCTTGAAATAAACTCGATATTAGGAACGAGGACGTTCCTGTGAGAGGTATGACTTTTTAGAGACTTGAAGACGAGACAACGATTATTCTTGCCCGTGAACTCAACCAAGCCCAGAGCCTTCAAGGTATCAATACGCTTACGGACAGCACAGGCACTTACTCCCGTGATTTCGTGAAGCTTATTGATGCTCCATCTTTGCACGGCAGAAGACTTGACCCTTGTCTTGATGAAAAGGGAAAATGCGATTGCCTTCCTCAGTTCGGGATTGCAATACATATCGTTCAATATCTTTCTGCGTATCTCCATTTTACAGATGCTTTAAAAAGTCAAGAGCAGCAAAGAAATGGGGATTCTCTGCTGCTCCGTATTTAGTAGCCTTGCGGCTCACGTAAATCCAAACTCTTACACGTTAGAAAGCTCCCCATAAGCTCGCTAAGTGATAGTGTTCTTTCTGAAACACACCGCAAAATTAATAAAAATCTGTGAAACTACCAAACTTTCTATTAATAAATTTAAAATAATTAATAGTTTCTATTCGCTATTTAATAGATTTTTATAACTTTGCATCATATTTTCTATTAGTAACCAAATAATAAGTAATAGCGTATGATATACAATCAGTATCAGCAGTACGAAATCTCCGACCGCATCATGCAAGCGGTATGTGAGGTAGGCAAGGTTACCTTCATGGAACTCTGCTCTACGGTGAAGACCGTCAAACTCAACACCCTTAGAGGACTATACTGTCTCATAAGCCGTGATTATTGCATTCACCCCGACCGCTCGGCTCGCCTACTCTGCCGCACCAGAGCAAACGTTATCAACCAAGCACGAAAGTATATGCAATACGTTCAGTCAAAGGATAAGTACACCTTATCTATATATAACCAAATCGTTGAACTCTTAAAAAGCAACAAAAAATGAAAAGAACAGATTATGAGCTTACCCTGCCCGACCAGCTCTTCCCAACGGACAATGACCTAGAGATTCCGACACTCGATATGGATATGCAAGCCAAGGAGTGTCAGTCACCCTTCCTTTGCTTCGGCGAACAGAAGAGAACCTTTAACCTCAATGGCGAAGGCTCTTTGCACTTCTATACCGATGATTACCGCTTCTCAGCTATCTACGAGCACCCTGAGAAGATATTGCAGCATCACCCTGCCGTTATCGTTGAGCCGAACTTCTCCCTATATAATGAAATGTCCGTATCTTTCGGCTTGCAGGCTATCTACAAGAAACGTTGGATTGCCCGTTGTATGCAAGGTAAGGGTATCGGTATCTTCGTTGACCTCAACGTGGCGCAGAAGTTCTATCGCCTCAATATGATTGGCGTACCTCGTGGATGGCGTGCCTTCGCTACCCGTGGATATTCGGATAGACTGAATAACCTCGCCTTTGAGTATTCAATCGCTAGCGATTGGGCAGAGGGCAAAGAGCCGCTATTTGTTATCTACGGCGGCGGTGCTGAGTGTCGGCGGTTCGCCCAGACCCATAGAGGTTGCATCTACATCAACCCCGTTGTCACTACCAAGAAGCAGCTTGCCGCCTTGCAGAAGATTCACGAAGGTGTTGCCTTCATCGGTGAAGAGTTCTCTGTTAAGGCGCAGCTCGATAAGCTCACCCCTTTCTCCAAGCAGATTGAGGACTTCCGAGCAGATAACGTCTCTAAACAGATTGAGGAAAAGTAAGATTGTTTATGCGAGATATGGCATTTATTTGCTGTATCTCGCTTTCTTTTGTATCTTTGCATCAGCAAAACGGAAATTGTGGAATATAGGTTCTGAGGTGTCATAACTATATGCATTGGTTAAGATTTGGTTAATTGAAAATAATAGTTAGTTTTTAGTCTATAAGCAGCCGCCTGTGATAGGTAGCTGCTTTTCTTATATATAATAGGTATAAGAATCTAAGAGAAGCCTAAAAATGTCTTAATATAATCATAAGAATCAACTATTTTATATTAATTCCTATTAAATTATTAATATTGTTTCAGAAAACTGTTGGTGGTTTGAGATATTTTTATTAATTTTGCGAATGTAAATAAGAAACAAGAAGTTTAATAATTTAAAAATAGGAGATACGACAATGAAAAAGTTTAATATGTATAAGTTTGGTAACGAGGCTGTTAATAAGCAGTATAAGGAGTTCTTGGCAAAGTTAGATAAGAAGAACTATACTTATGTCTTCTATCAGAACTTGATGATAGAACTTAAAAACGGCACATGGGTTACCCTGAATATTGATTTCAATTCTGATATTGTTAGATTTGAAGCTTGCGTAGTGGTAAATCACAAAGCAATAAAGAATATCAAGGGAGGGGATTTATATACCGCAAAGAACCCTACGTTTTTCTACGCTGATTCATTGAATAAAGCATTCGATGAGTTAGAGCATAAATACGGGAATGACAATAATTAATAGTTTAATAATAATAGGAGATACAACAATGAAGTACATCAAATTAGTAGTCAGCAAGATTGATAGCAAAGAAGCTACAAGAAGAATCAATACAAATACCTTTCTCAAAGGTAACATTGATTGCGAAGGTGTTAATGCTAATAATCAGTTAGAATGGGTATCATGTGATTCCTTTGATATAACAGAGCAGTCAGATAGAGACAATATCGAGAAGATTGAAAGCGAAATCGTTACCACGCTCGGCGGTCTTCAGTATGAAAGCTCTGTTGAAGAAGAGCTTTTCGTTGACCCGATGGGCTCGTTGGCGCAATATCTTTAAGGTAGAATTGTTTATTCAGCAGAAAGTTGCAAAAGCTGGAAAGATTAAATAATAACTTCAAAGGCTACTCATTATATGGGTAGCTTTTTTATTTGTTTACACACAATCTATTATTTTCTATTAAAACCCGAATAATCTCCGTAACTTTGCAAATAATAATTATTAAATGGTAAAGTTATGGCAAGAGAAAAGAAAATATCTCAGACCGCAGCTACCGCAAAGGAAGAGCTGTTTAATAAGCTTGGTATTCGTCAGAATATAGACATCACCAAGCTTGAATATAACGAAGGGCAGATTGAAGGTTTGTCGAAAAACCCTCGATGGTTACATGATGATGAAAGTAAAAAATTAAAGAAGTCTTTAATAGATAGCCCTGAGTTTTTGGAGTATAAACCATTAATGGTTTATGCTATGGATAACGGCAAATATGTCACAATTTGTGGAAATATGAGACTTCGTGTCGCCAACGAGCTTCGCCTTGATGGTCATTCCGAGTTCGATACCATCCCTTGCGTTGTCCTCAAAGCTGATACCCCAATTCAGAAAATCAAGGAGTATGCTATCAAGGATAACGTGCAAGCTGGTAATTGGGATTGGGATGAGCTTGCCAATGGCGAATGGGAGATTGAAGACCTTGATGATTGGGGCGTAAATACATCTTTCCTTAATGCAGGCGAATCAGATGCCGATACCCTTGATGGTCTTTTCGATACAGAAGACGATAAAGAAGAGAAAACTAAGGATTTGAAAATCACCATCACTATTGATGCTTCATTTGCAGAAAAGGCAGATGAAATCAAAGAAAAGATTACTGAATCTCTAGGTGATGAGTATGGTACATTGAAAATTAAGTAATATGAAGAGAAAGGTTCTTACATATAATGCAATAGAGGGTTTCCATCGTTACCCTAATGCACCCGAGTTTTGTACTTATCTGAGTGCAAGACACAGACATATCTTTGTTATTCGTTGCGAATTTGAGGTATCTCATAATGAACGTGAGATTGAAATCAATGAGCAGCAGCACGTAATAGAAAAGATGCTCACTAAGAGATTTGGTTCGCCTTGTGAGTTCGGTGATATGTCTTGCGAGACGATTGCTGAATTAATTATGAAGGAATATAAAAGCTGCACCAAGGCAGAGGTAAAGGAGGATGATTATGGAGGTGCTTCATTGTCCCGATAATATTAAGGTTCATTTTGCTGGTTGCGAGGTGCAAAACCAGTTTCTTGGAGTAAGGGAGCTTGGAGTAAGATATTCTCTATACACAGCTTTCCCTTTCGTTGAGAGAATGATTTTCGGCAAGGGTAAATCTCCTATAATGCCATTGAGAACTATGACAAATCCAAGTATAGAGATACCTCGACTTTGTGCCAAGGTTTCTAAGCACTGCATACAGGATAGTGGACTATTTACCCTTATGTTCGGTTCTATGGCAGGCAAACATGATGAAAATATCATCTACAAATGGTATGATAAATTAGTTGAATTTACGCTTGCTCATAATAATGGAGCAACTTGCGTTGAGGTCGATTGCCAAAAGGTTCTCGGAACAGAAGCGGCATGGGATTTAAGATATAAGCTAAGAAATGACTTGCCGAATAATAGAATAATAAATGTATTCCATTTAGAGGATGGAATGAATGGCTTGGATAGATTGATAGAGTTTTCCGAGTATATAGCTATATCTGTTCCTGAATTAAGAAAGTTTGGCAAAAAGAACTATGTATATAATATAGCTTCTTATATTAAAAAGAAAAAGCCGACTATTGATATTCATTTGCTTGGATGTACAGAACTAAAGATTCTACAACAATGTAATTTCTGTACCTCGGCAGATAGTACGACTTATATTGCAGGTAAGAGATTCGGATTCATAAAAGGACATCATATCAGTTCTCTCAACAAAAGTAAATGTATTGAATTGGTTGGTGAGAAGAAGTATAAAAAAATAAACGAATACAATAATGAACAAAATACTAATTTTTTGTGTGCTTCGATAGAACTTCTAAAAAAGGACTATCAAAAATACGCAGGAAATCAAGATTATTTGCCGTATGAAAAAGACTAATGAGAATTTATTGATGATATATGTCATCTTTGTTATAAGTATTGTGGTTGCAAATATTGTGGGCTGCAAGGTGATTGATACAGGGTGGAGTCTATTTGGCATTCCTTTGGCGTTGTCGGGTGGAGCTATCACTTATGCCTTTACTTTCCTTTGTACTGATATTATAGGGGAGATTTGGGGTAAGAAAGAGGCTAACAGAGCTGTACGCTATGGCTTTGTAGGTCAGTTATTTGCTATTGCATTGATTATCGCAACACAATATACACCTACAAATGATGTATCTATGCAAAAGGCTTATGAAACATTATTGGGGCAGTCTCCTATGTTTGTTTTGGGTTCTCTTTGCGCATATACGTGTTCACAGACGTGGGATGTGTATATATTCCATAAGATAAGAAACAAGTTCATATATCGCAAGAATGGCACGAAATACAGATGGATATGGAATAATGCTTCTACTTGCACATCACAGATATTTGATACTGCAATCTATGCCATTGTTGCATTCGGAATTGGTATGGGGTGGTTTTGGAAAGAAGGAGGTCTATCAATGTTGATAGGTATCATCATCGGACAATATCTTCTTAAATTCTGCCTCGCCATCTGTGATACACCATTCTTCTATTGGTTCACAAGAAAGGAGGAGGTAAATGTCTAAAGCAAGCGGAGGTACACGAAATTATTCAGGTAATCCTAAGACGATGGCTAAGAGAGAATCAGAATTTCAAGCCATCGTCTCTACGGGCAACTATAAAGATAGCTACTTCGATAAAAGCGGCGGTTACTATGTGGTACATAAACATCATAATGAAATTGCTGACCCGAACACCAATAAGGAAATGTATGCCGCAGAAGTTCTTGCAAAAAAGGGCTATCGTATATATTTAATGAGCGAAATGTCGTATATAACGGGAGCGAAAAAGTCTGATGGCTTCAAAGAGCATGCCGTGATGGATATGAAAACCATCAACTCGGCGAGTGCCTATAAGGTAGAGAATGCATTGAAGAGTGCTGCAAAGCAAGGGGCAGAGGTTGCTATCCTCATACAGAATAACAAGGCTATGACAAAGGAATATGTCAAAGACCAAATTTCTATGTATCTCACTCATGCAAAAGGAAATGAAAGAGGCAACTTAAAAGAAGTTATTGTTGTTGGCTTATCAGGCAATGTTCATCGCCATAAGCTTTGATAAAAACAGCAAAGCAGGTACACCTCTTTGCCTTTGAAGAATAAGCGTGAAATCGAGCAGCCAGTGTACTGACCCACCCGATTTATTCTTCTCGGTCGCAAAATTAAGAATAAAAAATGAAATAACAAAATAAAAGAAAGGAAAATTATGTATTATGTTTCAAAAAGAATGGAGATTGCTGCTTGCCATAAGCTGAATCTCTCTTATGAAAGCAAATGTGCCAACCTTCATGGGCATAATTGGGTTATTACTGTCTATTGCAAGGCTAAGAAGCTGAACGAGGATGGTATGGTGATGGATTTTAAGCATCTTAAACAGAAGATTCATGGTTATCTCGACCACGGAAATCTTAATGAGCTTTTGCCTTTCAATCCTACCGCTGAGAATATTGCGAAGTGGGTTACTGAGCAGTTCCCAGAGTGCTACAAGGCAAAGGTACAGGAGAGTGAAGGCAATATCGCCGTTTATTGTGATGATAATAAGATTGACGGAAAGGAGGCACTCTAATGGCTAAGTACAAGGTAAACGAAATCTTCTACTCTATCCAAGGTGAGGGAAGACATGCAGGCAGAGCGGCTATCTTTGTCCGCTTCTCGGGTTGTAATTTAAAGTGTCCTTTCTGTGATACTGATTTTAAGAAGTATGAGGAAATGGGGGCTATTGATATTCTGAATAAGATTCAGTTGCTCTCACCTGATTGCAAGTTCGTTGTCTTTACGGGCGGTGAGCCTACATTACAGGTGAATGAGAAGCTTACTACCCTTCTCCAAAATTGGGGCTATTATATTGCTATGGAGACCAACGGAACGCACAAAATTCCTGGTGGTATCAACTGGGTTACATGCTCTCCTAAGTGCTTATTCGTTAAGGGCGCAGAACCTATCATTAAGGTTGCTACTGAGGTGAAGGTTGTCTTTGATGGCGAGCATGAGATTACCGATTGTGGTATTGATGCAGATTACTACTACGTTCAGCCTTGTGATACGGGTGATGCAAAAAAGAATGCCGAGATTCTGAAACAGACAGTTGCTTTCGTAGAGGCTAACCCTAAATGGCGACTTTCTTTACAGCAGCAAAAGATTCTCAACGTGAAATAAATCATTTCGCCTATGAGCAAGAATAAAAAGAAGACCCAAACAAAGTATCGTCCTATCTGCTTTTACTGCGGGGGGGGAACTTTGTTGGGATTCATCAGGTGACCGCAGCTTGGATGATGATTCCGTAGTGGACTTCTATCATTGTATGCAATGCGGTGCTTCTTATGAGGTATGTCAGCCAAATGAGGAGGAGAAACAAGATTATAAAGAATATTGGAAAGATAAATAATATGGCTAAGATTACAAAAGAAACAGCAGAGAATCATATCAAAGAACTCTTGGAGTATATCGGCGAAGACCCTAATCGTGAGGGTTTGAAGGGAACACCTGACCGCATTATCAGAATGTGGAAAGAGATATTCAGAGGCTATGACCCATCACAAAAGCCAAAGATTACCACCTTTGATAACGGCAAGGATGGTACTGCCTGTGATAACATGGTTATCGACCAAGGCGATTTCCATTCAAACTGCGAACATCATTGTGTTTGGTTTTGGGGCAAGTATTGGTTCGCATATATTCCGAACCCAAAGGGCAAAATTATCGGTATCTCTAAGATTGGTCGTGTAGTTGATTACTGCTCCGCCCGCTTACAGATACAGGAGCGATTGGTACATGACATCGTAGATATGCTGAAAGAGGCTCTTGGTAGCGAATATCCACCACTTGGTATTGCTCTTGTTATGAAGGGGCATCATTCTTGCAAAGAGTTTAGAGGCGCAAAGAAGAAGGGCATTATGACCTCTTCTTACCTTGAAGGTGCTTTCAAAGATGACCCACAAGTGAGGGCTGAGTTTATGAACCTCGTAAATGGTGATAAGTATGAAGGTTAAGTCAGTCAAAACAAAAATCTTGGAGGAAGTAGGTTTCCTACTTCCTACCAAGAAGCTTCTTTCCTCCAAGGAAAAGGTTGAAATCATGGAGCAGTTTTTGATGATGCCAGCTTGCGAAGTGGTGAAGCTACAACAAGATGGGCGTAAGTCGTCTTTTGTACAGCAGATAGCAAAGCTGCTCTATAATAATAATCTTGGAGAGTACTTTAATGTACTGAAAATGTGCCGAGATATGGCAGCAGAGGAAGAAGAAAATAAAGGTGCTTTTCTTAAATAAAAGCTATTGTTGGGAATAAATTAGGAATAAAAGTTATTAATATGCCATTATCAAGAGATGAAAGCAAGCGTAAAAAACAGCTTGCAAACCTTGAAAAAGGTAAGTTTAAAAAAGGTGGAGTTGGCAACCCCAAGGGCAGACCACCAAAGCCTAAGACGATGTCATTATTCATCGAGGAAATGAAGGAGAAGGGCTATGAAGTGCCTTCCTCTCAGATTATCGCAGAGTCTTTTCTGTATATCGCTACGCTGCCCGAAGGCGAATTGAAGGCGGTGTTAGCTGATAAGTCACGCCCGATGATGCAACGCATTATTGCCAAGGGAATACTTGACAAGAAAGGACTTGATGTGCTCGAAAGAGTTATTGATAGAGCTTACGGAAAGATTCAGCGCATTGACCTTACAAGCAAGGGTGAGCAGATTAAGCAAGACCCATTGCAAGTACATGTTGTTACCAATAATGAAGAGTATCAGAAGATTCTCGCTGAGATTCAGAAAGAGAAGGAAAAGAAGGACGCTGAGCCAGACAGGACAGCAGAATAATAAAAGAAGCAAATAAAGGATAATAGAGATATGCCGCACGTATATTTAGCAAAGAACTACATGAGGGTAAAAGCAGCGAAAGAAGCAGGATTCACAACTTGCTCTCTTCAAGGCTCAAGTCGTAGTGCCAAGACGTATAGTGTTGTGCAGTTCCTTTGTATGCTTTGCTTCAACTATGCTGGAACGACCGTTTCCATCATTCGTGCTGGTATGCCTTCCATTAAACGAACTGTCTATCGTGATTTCAAGGATATAATGCTCAACTTTGGTTGGTGGGATGATAAGTGCATGAATAAATCGGAGTTCGTTTATACTTTCCCTAACGGCTCTTGGATTGAGTTCTTCTCCACCGATAACGAGCAGAAGGTGCGTGGTTCTAAGCGTAAGATACTTTTCGTAAATGAGGCGAATGAGCTTTCTTTCATCGAATGGCAGCAGCTACAGATGCGTACCACGGAGTTCTCTATCCTTGATTATAACCCTTCCTTCTCAGAAGACCATTGGATAAATCAGGTAAACGAGGAAAAAAGTACCTATTGGTTTATTTCCACTTATAAGGACAATCCTTTCCTCGAACCAAAGGTCATCGCTGAGATTGAGAGCCTTAAATGGAAGAATCCGAGCCTTTGGCGTATTTATGGTTTGGGATTGCGCTCTATGGTTGAGGGCTTGATTTTTAAGAATGTAGTCATTGATGATTATATTCCTATTCAAGCGAACAGACACCGATACAGAGCTATTGACTTTGGTTACTCCAATGACCCTACGGCGATTGTTGATGTGTATATCTACGGAAAGAATATCTATATAGACGAAATATGCTATCAGACAGAAATGCTTTCTTCTGATATTATCAGAGTATTGAAAGAGGATAAAAAAAACATTGAGGTAATATCAGAGTCCGCTGACCCTCGTCTGATTGATGAAATCTATAATGCTGGTATTGATATAAAACCTGTAAAGAAGTTCAAAGGTTCTATTCAAGCTGGTATTATGAAGATGCAAGAATACACAATTCATATAACAAAACGCTCTACAAATGTAAGAAGGGAATTTAATAATTATACCTACCGCCAAGATAAGGAAGGAAAGTGGCTTAATGAGCCTATAGATATGTATAATCACGCTATAGATGCATGCCGATATGTTGTTATGGAGAAGTTATTGGGCGATTATGGCAGCGGAATGCAAGCCGCCGACATCCTCGGTCTGATGGGTTAAAACGAAATGCTTATGAAACGAATATATGATAAACAGCCAAGGGAGCATCATCGCAAACGCTCCCACTATAATAGCAGAGGAGTAGGCAAATTATCCTTTGATAATGAGAAGGCAGCCGCAAGATACATAAAGAAAAAGCGGCTGCTTGGTTACTCCGCATATCTTTGCAACGAGTGTAATCATTGGCACATTGGAAGACTGCCGAAATAGGCGTTTTTCTTTTGTTTACACATGGTTTCTTCTTTATACCTATATAAGTTATATTATTGCTAACTTTGCCTTGTTATAACAAAAAATATTCATATATGAGAGCAATAGAACAGATAGTAGCAATACAAGATGCGAACACAGTCCGCTCGGTATTGACCGCAAGGAAAAAAGGCTTTAAGACACCACTGAGTGCGCTTGAAGAACAATGGAATCCGTCAAAGCATAAAATCTTTGATGAGGATTTCCGTCCTAAGAAGCGAATCAAAGTACCTACGGGTCAGTATGACCCTATCACACAGAAACCGATTTATAAGGATAAGAAAGTTGAGCCAGTAAGAATCGCTATCCCTGCTCAGAAATCAATCGTAAATCTTACTGTGGGTTTCTTGCTTATGAATGCCGTTACCTATAAAGCTACGGCACATGGTGTTGATATAAAGAAGATGAACGATAAGCAGCAGAAGCTATATGACGGCATCATGCATTGCTATCACGACAACAAGATGAAGTACTTCGATAAGCGACTTGCCCGTACCCTCTTCAAGGAATGTGAGTGCGCTGAGTTGTGGTATATGCCAACAGACGCAGAAGGAAAGCTCCGAGGTGAAATCCGAGTTCAGTTGCTTTCACCTTCAAATGGTGATAAGCTCTACCCTCATTTCAACGATTTCCATATCATGGACGGCTTCGCCCGTGAGTACTATGTATATGATGAGCTTGGAAAATCTGAGCTACATTTTGATGTATATACAGATAGATTGTGCTACCAGTACACTAATATTGATGGCGCAGGATGGAAGCTTATCTCTGCCCTACCTCATGGCTTCACAAAAGTTCCTGTCGTTTACTATAGACAAGACCAAGCTGAGTGGGAAGATGTTCAATGGGCTATTGATAGAGTTGAGACCTGTATCTCTAATTGGGGTGATACGAATGATTATTTCGGCACGCCTAAGTACTTTATCAAAGGTCGTTTGGAGGGCTTCGCTGAGAAGGGCGAGCAAGGCGCAGTCTTCCAAGGTGGCAGTGATGCAAGCATGAACGTCCTTTCTTGGGATAAATCACCTGAGAGTGTGAAGGGTGAAATTGCTTATCTCTTCAATATCATCTATTCATTTACCTCAACAGCTGATATTAGCTTTGAGAATATGAAGACTTTGGGCAGCAACACCTCGGGTGCGGCTATCCGTTTGATGTTTACCTCTCCTTATATGAAAGCGGATTTAAAGACAGAAATGTTTGGTGAAATGTTCACTCGCCGCTCGAATATCGTAGCTAACGGCATCTGCAATACGGGAGTTTACGTAAAGGGTATCGACCAGAGTGTTGCTGAGCAGATTGACTTTGAGCCAGTCTTCAAGCCATATCTGCCAAAGAATGATGTTGAAATGTTGCAACTTATCACTTCATCCAATGGTGGTGCGAAATCTACCTCTAATCGCCGTGCAATCGAATTGAATCCTCTCAATGATGACCCTGATAAGGTTGAGGAAGAAATGAAGAGTGAACAAGAAGAAGCGTTGGCGCAGCAAGCAGCCCTTTCGGGACTTGGTAGTGCCGCAAGTGGAAGTCAGTCAGTTTCCAATGAAGAAGAGGAAGAAGAATAACTATGTCAAAGAAGCTCACATCAAAACAGCAGAAAGAACAACTGAATAATCTGTTCGCCGTTTATAACAAGCGGTTGGGCAGATTATACAGCGATTATGTCAAGAAGCTTACCTCTCTTGGCTATGGAGAAGATGTGCTCGAAGATGATGCGCTTTTTAACTTTGATAACTTTCCGCAGTTAAAGGCTCGTTTGAACGACATCTTTAATGATTACTATCAGAATAGCCTTCTTTGTTATAAAAGCGGCATCACCGATGGCGTAGCGTTGGCGTATAACCACGATGAAATGGTTATAGGCGGTTATTCCGTGCTTACTGATAAAGCTATAAGGGTCGCACGAGATACCGCCGCAGCCACGTTTATTTCAAATCGCTTGAAAACAAAGAACGGATTGAATCTCACTCAGATTATTTGGAACTACTGCCAACAGACAAAGAGTGAGTTTGAAATGGCTATGAGTAATACCATTGCGGACGGAATCAAAAAAGGCTCATCAGCAGAGGAAGTAGGCAAGAGCATACGAAAGTATCTCAACGACCCAGATATGATGTATCGCCGTTATCATACCATCAAGATTCAGAAGAACGGAAAGAAGAAAGATGTGGTGACTTGGCGCAGACGTAGAATCATTGACGGCAAGGTGCGCTTCGTTGAAGAGCCATTGGAGAAGGTAGGCATGGGTGTTTACCGCTCGGCGAGAAAGAATGCTCTCAGAGTAGCAAGAACGGAGATAAATGCCGCATATCACAAGGCAAGAAATGAACGATGGCAGAACGAACCATTCGTTATCGGTCAGTATATTCATGTATCACCACAGCATAATATTGATGATATATGCAACGACCTTGAAGGTCGCTACCCGAAAGATTATGTATGGATATCTTGGCATGCCCAATGTATCTGCACCTCAGACCCTATCACCATACAAGGAGAGGAGAAGAAGGAGTTTTATAAACGCTTGATGGCTGGCGAGGATATGAGCAACTACGTATCCCCTTTTGCTGTGCTCACTATGCCCGAGAAGTACAATCAGTACATCAAGGATAACTCCGAAGCTATCGTGAAGGCAGGAATGAAGGGTAAATTGGCTTGGCACTTACAAGACAACACAAAGTATTGGGTACATCTTTTAAGCCCGTCAGACCGCAAGAAATTGGGGTTAAAGGCGGTTTCTTCTAGGGAGCTTATACTTGCGAAGGCAAAGGAACGCCACGCCCTTAGAACTAAAGAGCAGATAGATAAGATACAGAGCCGATGGGATAAGCATAGACGTGACTATTACAATGGCTTGGTTCATAATCTGCTCGGTAATAAATCTGTTACGGATATAAAGAGCAAAGACCTCTTTGAACGCTACTATGCTATCCGCTACGCAATCAAGGACAAAAAGAGTGCTTCAGAGATAGCTTCCTTGTATGATAGATTCAAACGAGGTTATCAGACTAAACTTGCATGGACAGACCGCAAGGTTGCAATGAATGTTATGAAGGCGGCTGCTAATTACGGAGAAACCGATGTCTCTTCCGTTCTAAGCGCATTAAAGTCTGCTAACTATACATTGGCTAGGAAAGAAGCTAAAACGCTCGCAAACGCCATTTCTGCTATCAAAAAAGATGAGCTATCACTTTCCGCTCTCATCCCTGATGTCAATAAGTGGCATAAGCAGTTCACGTCACAGGAATTGCACGGAGTATATGATGCCGTAGAAGCGAAGTTGGCTCAATGGCAAAGCTTGACGCTTGAACAGCAAGCGAAGAAACTACAATTTGAAGCTATTGATTTCCTTGGCGGCAATATGCACGGGGTTCAGCAGAAGTATGCCACTTGGAAGGTATCGCAAGCAGCATATCTCAAAAAGCTCGATGAGGTAAATACGGCGATTGATTGGATAAATATCAATAAAGCTTATGCTGACGTAAAAGGCTATAGTACGCAGAGTAAAGTCTATCACAAGATACTCTTTGACCTCAAAAATGCTATGGTCGCACAAGATAAAGACTTGGCGAAACAGCTTATCCAAGAAGCGCAAGATAAGAAGAACTCTCTCATTCAATTAAAAGCTAAGAGAGCAGCAAACAAAGGCGGAAATGGTTCAATCCCATTCGATGCCGACGCTTATTCACAAGCGAGAAAAGATGCGGCTGTTTGGGCGAAAAATACAAAAGATGCCGATGATGTTCTTAGAGCAAAATGTGGTGAGGTATGGCGCAATGCAACCGATGAGGAAAAAAATGCTATCTTTGGATATACGAGTTCGTACCATAATATCAATGAACCTTTGCGAGGTCTCACCTACTATGGTTCAGCAGCAGATACACAGCTTGGTTTAGATAGAATCCCATTGATGGAAAGCATCATTAATAAATCGTACTACGATAAAGATATTTGGCTACAACGAGGTGGAGGTATGGTTGAGCTTAAAAAATTCGGCTTATCCAATTATGCTTACGCTACAGATGCAGAAATCATGGCTCTTGTAGGCAAAGAAGGCACGGAAGGAGCTTTTACCTCTGCTGGCGTGGCAAAAGGTAAAGGTTTTGGTGGAAATGTTATCACCAATATCTATGCACCTAGAGGAACGAAGATGATGTATGCTGAGCCGTATTCGAGCTTCGGAAATGGTTCGGGTCGCTCTTGGGATGGAATCGCAAAACAATCTACTTTCGGAAGCGAGAGTGAAATCATCCTACAGCGTGGAACTACATTTAGAGTTACTAAGGTAGAAAAAAGCGGTAATACCTGGTATATAGATGTTGAAGTGATAAATCAAGATGTACTTCCATTCCCGTATATCGGTGGTTATCCATACAAATAAAGAAAAGCCCCCGTTATTATTCACGAGGGCTTTTCTTGTAATACGTCTTATCATAAAAATCCTTGAAACTCTCAACGCCTTCCTTCATAGGAAGTTTGTTAAGATGAAGATAGCGGTTGAATAAAAGGGCTTTCAATGTGGCAGGGGTATCATCTGTATCATTGAAGGTTCTTAACCCTACCGCAATATACTCATTCAACATTTCATTAAGGAACATTTTCTGTTGTCCTTTATAAACTTTCAAAGTAAATTCTACCCATTTCTTTTCCCATTCCCAAAGAAGTGCTTCAATGCAATCTTTCCAAGGGTTTTCTGCTTCACCTTTGAAGTATCGGCAGAACTTGATTAAATCTTCCTTATTCGCCATATCTATCAATAAATTTAGTTACTACATTCTTCATATCCAAAGGGAGATAGTTCAATGCTTTTTCCTCCATATCTTGCGGGATACCAAAAAGTGGCTGAGCGATTGAACCAACGATTGCTCCCATCGTATCGCTATCACCGCCGTATGATACAGCATATCTGATTGCATCCTCGAAGCTACCACTATTAAGGACTATCATAAAGGCGAGTGGAACGCATTCTTGGCAGGTCTCTGCCCATTTCCTTCTTGGAATAAGATTCTTATTCCAATCAGAGCCATAATATTGTTTTGCTATTACCCTAATCAAATCTTTGTGTTTATATGCTTTTAAAGCATGTACACAATCTGCTACCGCAGTAGCACCAATCAATCCCTCAACATGGCTATGCGAAACCTTTGCGCTCATCATTGCCTGACGAATAATATCAGAATTTTCTTTGAATGCCCAACCAATAGGACTAACTCTCATAGCTGCCCCATTACCGAAACTATCATAAGGCTGAGGATTCGAGCTACGAACCCATTTTGCGAAGCTTGCACCATACCCACCCATTGGGTTTAGATACTTCTGACACCAGTATTGAAGCGAGATACTATAATCTTCGACATTCGGCTTTTCATCACCACCTTTTTTAAGAATAGCATCGGCTACGGCTATTGTACAGATAGTATCATCTGTAAAATTACAACCTTTGTCAAATAGTTTAAAGTTATAATCAAATGTGTTATTAAACTCATATTTAGAGCCTACAATATCACCTATAATTGCTCCTATCATAGCTGTATCTCCTATTTTAATGTTAATTATTCGCAAATTTACGAAGAAATATTCAGATAACCAAATATTTTTATTACTTTTGCATTAATTGTTGTATCGAGTGCGTATCTCCTATGTACTCACAACGTTAAACAAAACAATTATTTACATCTAGCATCGTCCTCATTCGTATCTCCGAGGGCGGTGCTTTTTCTTTATAAGAACTCTTTTAAAGCAACGTGATAAACGTCATACATCAAGCGAGTTACGTATAATACGGCTACCTTATCAACTACGAAAGAAGGATAAGGTTTACCCTCTTTGATGATTGCGTCCAATGACCATTTCGGGTACTTGGCTGAATATAACTTCAATGCTTTCAGAAGCTCATTCAACCTTTCTTCCCCGAATGCTTGCTTTATCTTCTCCTGATTTCTGAGAGCGAAACGAGCCATAGATTAATTACTTTCGATAATTGTGAATACGTTCTCTATCATATCGTTACCGAAAAGTGTAGCTATAACATAAGTTTCATTTTTGTTTGGTTTGACCTTATCTATTAGACATTCTTCCATTCTAAAGACTTTCTTCAGTAAAGTAGTTCTTGCTAACTTTACGCTTTCAAAACTACCACCAAGTATTCCTTTTTCTCTATTCACCACTTTGCGAGGAGCGTTCTTTACGTTTATCGCTGTGCTATATGTTACAAGATTTATCTGATACATAATATATATTTATTTACTTTTCTACTTCATAAAGATATTGAATATCCCCACCGCCAAGAGTGAGGATAACCGAAGGCTCGCCGAGCATTGGCTGCTTATGGAAGTCACACCAATACCAATGATTCCGTTTCAGCTTACCTTCTATCACATTCAGCTCCAAATCATTCTTTTCAGGAGCTTCAAGATAATCCTTGCCCTGTCGCATATCTAAGCGATGCAAGGCTAAAAGTACGTCAAATGCTCTCATATCTTACTCAGCTTTATCAACGACAACAAGGTTTTTCAATCTCTCCAAGAATGTGTGGTAATCATCCTCGCAGGGAATAACTTGACCACCCGTTGGTGTGGTCTTGCAATTTAGCTTTATAGATGTTGCTATATCGCCATTTCGTGAAGGTTCAACGTAAGCGATATTATCTATATTAACAAGGGTACAATGCCCTTTATACTTTACCTCAATAAACTTTGTCATAATCTTAATTATTTATATCCGCATTTAATACCAGAGCAGCAGCCACCTAAATAGAAGTGGCAGAAGCCTAAGAAATAGTGCTTACAATGCTCATTTATCTTAATTTCTTCCTTTTTCATAATTGAATGAATGTAGCAGTTTATTCTTCTTAAAATCATAAGAATAGCCCTTATCCTTCATTATCCCCAACAAGTAGTCTCTTTCTGTATTATTTGCTTTTCTTAGACACCCTGTAGAGTACTTTACATTCGTAGAGGTATTGCCTGCCCCTATTCCTAATTTTTCGAATATGAAAGAATACTTAGCGTGAGCTTCTATCCAATCTTCGTTATGTACTTTATGTAGGATGAAGACACAATGTTCTCCTCTCCAATCATTCTCCAATGTTAAAATATCGCCTTCTTTATACATATCTTATTCACATTCATCTAAATATTCACACCAAGCCTCTTTAAAGACTTTATTTAAACGCTCATTCTTCTCAACCTCTTCGTAGGTAAGATTAAGCGGTGGAAGCGCATCTTGCGGTGTATATGTATATCCGCATTCATGGTTAGAGAACTCATATTTGAATGCTGATTTAAGATTATCATCATCCTTTAAGAACTCTTCAAGTTCTTTCTGTGTTCTCTGAAAGTGCTCCTCGAAAAGATGGGTATCTTTCTTTAAGCAATAGCAACCACCAACGAGCATATCAATCTTACTAATATCTTCGGCGTTGGTGGTAAGCCCCCACTCTTCCATCATTTTCTTAAACTGCTCTTTACCAAAGGCAGCTTTCATGGGCAATTTATTAAGCTCTTTCTGATGCTTCTTCTTTAATTCTGCGTATCTATTCATAATTGTATCTCCTTTTAAAAATTGTTCGTATTCAAATATGATAGATAGGCATTACAGCCTAATCTACCAAACTTCGAGTTGTAGCAAGTGTTATACTTCTCACAGCTATAACACTTGCTTAGAAATTCTTGCTTACTCATATCTTTTAGATTTCAACGACTTCAATACCTTTCTTTGGATTCTTGGTTGCTCTATCCAAGCTAATCTTGCCATTGAATACTCCCTTTACGAGAGCATAGAATGTAGTGCGCTTGATACCATTTTCCTCAGTTGTAGGAACTTTGCCGTATCGTTCGCATTCAATACCCTTATCGGTAAGAATGGTATTGATTTCCATTACGCCGTAGTAGGATTCCTCGAAACGCTTCTGAATGATTTTGCCGCATACCTTCACCTGATTGCCCTTCTGAACACTAAGCTCTGGCTTCAAGCTATCCTCATAGGCTTTCACAAGGAAGAAAGCATATACATCTTGCGCTTGGAAGCAATAGAAGTTCTTTGCTACCGCAAGCATATCCTCTTCAAATTCGGTCTTAGGCTGAATCTTTGCACCGAACTCGCAAACTGCCTTCACGTAAGCTTCATCAACCTTGAACTTTTTACCATTCAGAATAGTGTCGATGCCATCCAAAGTAGCTGAGCGGTAACGGACGTGTTCAACCTTTGTTCCTTTCTTATATACAGGACAAATATCATACTGAGCTTTCGCCGCCATGATGAGGTTGGATTTAAGGATAGCATTCTTATAACTTGAATCCTTTTTGCCGCCCCATTCCTCAATATCACCAAACTCATCATCAGTAGCATAACTGATTCTGTAATCGTAGAGTTCATAGAGCTTTTTTGTGAAATCTGACAAGAAGCCGAATCCTTTCAGACCGAACTTCTTAATACATTCGCAACCTACCTGTAGTTCCTCGCCCGTCTTCACATTTTCAACGACATAGGCATTCTTGCACCAATGACCGCAGAAGTCACATTTACCATAGTCTGCTCCGTGTGATGGATTCTTGAAGATAAGTTCCTTGGTTGGGTCAGTAGGGGTAAATGCGCCATCCATATACGTTGCAACCAATCTCCAATCGCTTTCGTCAGGCATATTGATAACAAGGTCGCAAACCTCATGGAAAGCCTTTACGCAATGACCAGCCATTCCATCTTCTTCAATGACTGGGTGACGAAAAAGTTTTTCATAAGGCTTACCTACTGAGTAGGTAAAGCCTTCAACGTTCTTCTGTGTCTTATCAGCAAACTTCTTCAAAGAATCAACTAAGTCTGATGGAATAAAAGTTTTAATCGTATTCATTGCTCTTATGTTTTAGTCTAATAAACAATTCTTTCTTATCTTCGCCTCAATTTCATCCATTGTATAGACTTTGTTGTCTGTAGAAATGATAAACGTGCCATCCTCTTGCGGAAGGAATGAGTATAGATAATTACTATAATATGTAACAGAAAGTATTGGATATTTATCAATATAAGTAAATCTTATCTCTAGAGTGATATAGCCATCTGCCTCTTTTACCAATACTATGAGTTTTTGCAAAAGCTCATAGCATTTATTATAAGCTTTTTCGTAATCTTCAAATCGTTTCATTGTCGTATCTCCTATATATTATTAACTAGTAAAGCTGTTCGGTTCTTGTATAGCAGCCCTTTATAGCATATTCTATACGCTTTTTCTCTGCTTCATTATAATCAGAGCTAACGGCAACTGCCTGCCATTTGCCACCTTCGTAAATCTGAGCAACGTAATCAAAAACGTTAGCTTCTACTACCTTTCCGTTAATCATTTTAACTTCCATTGTTGTATCTCCTATAATTTAATCAAGTTTTGAAACCAAATAATCAAGCTCCTCCTCGCTGAGTGCAATCTTATTCTTGCGTTTAATCTTAATGGTGTTATCCATTCCGATTTTCTTCATCGCAATATTGAGTGAATTGCCACCCTGTGCTTCTGTTACAAGCATCTCTTCAACGAAGTCAAGCATATCTTGGTCGTGAGCTTTCTGCTCTTTATGCAACTTCTTTTCAAGTTCCTCTGCCTTCTTAGCAAATGAGCAGCCCATTTCGATAGCGAAATCATCATGTATATTTTGTATCATCTGCTCTATGTCGTCTGAGCTAAAGAACTGATTAAAGTATGTATCACCTCTTTTATCGCCCATTAAAGCCATAAGATGCTTAATTTCTTCTTCTTTTGTCATCATTGTCGTATCTCCTATAATTTAATTGTTAAACCTATTATTAATTATTTACACCGCAAAATTAATAATTTATTTTGAAACTACCAAATTTTCTTAGTGTTTTTATTAATATTTTAATAGCTTTTAATATATTAATATGTGAATTAAGGTTATTTTAATATAAATATTGCAATATAAATATATAGTAACCGAATTTTTGCTATCTTTGCATTCAGAACCAAATCAGACGAGTTATGACACAGATTTATGACGCATCACCAAAGGAGTTGGCGGCAATGGCTCAACGCTACCTCCATGATGGAATACCAAGCAGAGCCACGTATTGCTACGAGCGGCTGATGTACCTCGGTTGCTTGCGGAGAACGGGGTATCTTCGCCTTGCCTTAGTATATACCAAGCAAGGAAAAGATAACGCCGCAGAGCGTATTTTAAATAGGTATCGTGCAATTTATAAATATTGATATGAAGCAGATAAAAATAATATATATATTTGGTGAACTTCTCTTTTGTATAGCAGCTAACGCTCAACAGAAGATAACAAGCTTATCGCCTATACCTGATGCAACTAAACAGACTATCGAGCAATATATCTCTACTCATTCTATTGAAGAAATGAATAAAGATACGGTCGTATTATCTAATGTATATAGCCTTATAGGATATGATTATGAAGATAAATATCTCGGTGAGCTAACAGGTAGCTTTATTGTTGTTGGGCAAGATTACCAATATGAAGATTTAAAACTACAATGTAACGGAAAGCTTCTTTATATACTTACCGAAAATGGATATGAGCAAACACCCTTTAATGAAAAAATCATCAAAGAGAAGATAAGAGCTGATTTCACCCTCAATGATAATAATTCATACTTCTATAGAAATGATACCTTTGTCATAAGGGCTATAAGTATTAATGAAAGGACGCATATTTATTTACATTGTATCAGCTATCCTCAAAAATATATACTCGATTTTGATTCGGATAAAAAGGAAGCCCACAAGATAGATAGAAACGAACTGATAAATATAAAATAATGACAGAAGAAGAAAGGAAGAAGGCTTTAGAGAACTTCAATGCTCTCATAGAAGAAGCAAGGAAGAATAACGTCAATATGACGATGGACGAGATTAATGAAGAGATTCGGCTCGCAAGGGCTGAACGAAAGCAAAGAGAAAAAGAAAAGGCAGAGCGCAAATAGTGCCCTGCCTTTCTTATAGTAGCTGTATCTCCTATAATTATTTACACCTTGTTGTATTACGTATCTCCTACTCACGCATAACGTTAAACCTCAATACCGATTACATTATTGTAGATACCCTTTGGCAGTACGCCACCAAAGGCTTTCACGGCGTTACCGATGCCTTCGGCAATCATCATACCCTCATTGCTATCATCAATACCCTCAGATACCAAGAACTTCATAGCCTTCTCTTGTACTGCCATAAGCTCTTTGAGCAGACCGACACACCGCTGAGTAGCATCATTATCAACTATTACCTCTATCATCATATTCTGATTATCCATTTTTGATTTCTCCTATTCAATTAAAAGTGAGACTGATTGTTTTTAGATACAAGCGCAGCTCTCTTCTCGCCGTTGATTTCAGCGATGGCATCCTTCACATTAAAGTCGTTGTTATAGAGAGCAAGAATAAAACGCTTGCCACGTTGATTCCATACAAGGTTTACTTTTGTGCCCGTAGAACCATCACCCTTGATATAATTGTAGGTTCGGGTGCTTGCGAGCTGCCATTCACGGAACTTGCCCTTCAAATGCCAAGAACCTGATTGAAAGTATTGAATACCTGCATTGGAAAGCTGCTGATTTAGTGCTCTTGCGCTGATACCGAGGTCATCAGCAACTTGTGTGGTGGTAAGGCAGTCCGTTGATGCAAGTGTATCATCGTAGTACTTTACCTTTGGTGCGGCTACAGTCAATTCTTTCTGCTGAATGCCGATGGTCTGTGCCTGCTGCTCAGTTTGAGCTTCAAGCTCACGAACTCTTTGCTCGTTCCGCTTGATTGTTTCATCAGCAACCTTCAAAGCACGTGCCATAATCATTTCGGGAGTATCGGCATCATTCGAAATGATATAGCCACCATCTTTTCGAAGAGCTGGAAGAACCTTATCAAAAACCCAATCTTGGAACTTGCGAGCGGAAGACTTGCGAGATTGGAAAATTACACGATAAAGGTCTGGTTCGGTGATAAAGTACATATCAAACTCTTGAATAGAATCTGTACCATCAGACTTCTTACCAGTTACTACCCCTACCCCGATACTATCGGGGTGGCATCCTGTGCGCTTAATAACATCATTCACACGCAATTCAAGTGAATCACAAACATCCTTCAAACAGAACAAAGGTTCATCCTTCTCATTCCGTGAGGTTCTAAGCTCTCCAAACATAGGAGAATTAAAAATTTCTACGTTCTTCATTTTGCTTACTTTTTTGAACGTTAAACTATACAGACACATAAAGGGCGTACTGTTACCCTTTGTTCAATTCCAGTAAGCTAAAGGAACGCACACACCATTACAATGTATGCAAGGGACAATACGCCTATATCGTATTTCTTTAGAGAAGTCAGAGCATAAAAAAATGCCCTTCCATATACTGAAAGAGCTTCTCAATCTCAATCAGCTTACTTTTATTGAACGCCGCAAAATTAAAAAGAAATCTGCGAACTACCAAATTTTTCTCCAACTATTTTTGATTCTAATAGAAATAAATCGATATTAATAGCATTTAATAACTTTCGTGCTAAGAATCAGCAATTTATTTCTTTACCTTAATAAATTTATTATACTTATCTGTAATGAGCTGTCTTTCCTCTACCAGATTATCAACCTGTATAGTATGCTGATGAACAGCCCAATCATAATCTGCTTTATTGTTTTCCTTGAAAGCTTTGTTGGTTCTCTGTAACATCAAATCATCGTAGCCTTTTTTCTTCTCATTAAATGTGTCCATAACTGCATGGGCGAAAGAATCAGTAAATGCTTTCTGCTCTTTCGCTGGCATATCATAGAGGTTCTTGTATGTATCCATAACCTTATTGGCTTCGTCCATTGTACTGACTTTTCCGCTAAGAGAACTCTGTGTTCTACTCTGAGCAGCATTATTGCTGCTTATGGTGCGAGTACCACCGCTTGACTTGCTCATATTCTTTGAATTTAAATTATTATTTTATGCAAAGATAATCAATTCTCCTCTTACTTACAATAGGACTAATATATGCTGTGTAAACTTTTAGAAGGGAGCAGCAGCCGAAACCGCCGCCCCCCAAGAGATACAACATATATTAAGATGAAATGAGAATCTAACTCTTATAATATATAATTGGTGGGGCAAAGTTATGCTTATTCTCTACCATAAAGAGCCAAAAACAAAGACACTCAACAACAGTTATCTCAGATAGCTTCTTCTTTGTGTACTTAGAGCAAGCATTCCCATACGAAATCAGATTACGCATATCTTCTCTATCCATACCTTACGCTCCTTTTTTGAATTTCTTAGTACCTTCTTTAGGCTCGCAGAAGCCATCCTCCTCTCGCAAATTATAGAGAGCTTGCGTTTCTTCTGGCATGCTATAAAAAGCCGAGAAACGAGCCTTCTTTGCGTTGATAGGGTCATAGAGAGTTCTTGTTATATCAGACCATACGGCGATAACCTTCTTATCTTTAACGATATTATCACGGAATTTCTCTGCTTCACCGTGCATGATGTCGTACAGACAATTATCCGCTTGCGTGAATGCCATCTTAGCCCGATGATTCTCGTAGCTTGTGGCAATATCAACTCCATACTCCCTTTCTGTAATCTCCATAACGTGTTTATGAGTATCATTAATCTGCTGTACGAGGTTCTGAATCATAATGACATACGAGCAGAGATAAGGGTTATACTTGCATTTAAGATTGCGAAGCTTATCTTCAATCATCTTTCGTAACTTCTCAACCTTATCCTTAATCAAATCCCACAGATAAGTAGAATACTCATTGTAGTAATCCTCATCCATGTGTCGCTCATACAACTTCATCGTATCATGGATAGATTTCTGACAATCGGTAAAATGCCTTTTAAGATTGAACTTAAACACCTTCTTCTTATCAAAAATCTCCTTAGAGATAAAAAGGAAGCAGTCAGCCAAGATAAACTCCATATAGCAGCTTTGACAGAGAGTAGAATAAGCGTAATCAAGGGCTTTCTGAATCTGCTCGTTATCAATACCGCTCGGCACATAGATAACGGCTTTGTAGCCCGAAACATCCGTTTCTACATACCTTCCCTTATCCATCTTGCAACCATTATGATTGCCTAGCAAAATAGGTGCTTCCATACTCTACTCCTCCTTATCTCCATTACCTTGAATGAGGCAAGCAAATACGCCTACGCTCACAATAACCACCATAAAAATAACAAATCCCATACCTTATCCCTCCTTCTCTTTTAAGAACCGCACAAGGCAGTTATAATTCTGACTAAGGCAGTTGAGAATCTTAATTTGCTCACTACGTGCCAAATCCTCGAACAGTACCACTTTATCATTCTTATCCTTTATGGTCATACCACAAAGGTCGCCACCGAGTTCAAGTGTGACTGTTAGACTAATATCTTTCTTATCCATATACCATACACTAATTAAATGATTGTATTCTTTGAAATTTCCTTCTCTTTATTATATTCAACGCTGGCTTGCTTATAGCCTTTCTTATAGCCCTTTACGAATGCTTCAGAACAAACCTTAAACATTGCATCTGGGCAAGGATAATGATTACACTTACCACAGGAACGGTCTTTACCATTCGCCGTGCGAGCTTTTTGGTCTAAACTTACTTTTGCCATAATCAATCAACCTTTAACTAATTCATAACCACGATTAACTAACTCTTGAACTAGCGAATCATCGCTAGCGTATGTAATATTCTGTTCCATAAAGGAAACTTGGTCGGCATCGCTCATTCCCTCAAAGAGTTCTTGAACATCAACTGAAACCTTTGTATCTACGTCAAATTTCATAAGCTACAGATTTATGATGATTATTCCATTGTCAAGCAATACGCATCCCATAACGAATAGAATCATCAAGAATGCCGTGATGCCTAATCTTTCACTAAGAGTGATAACACCTTCTATCTTTCCGCTTATCGCCCCAACAGCGGTAACGCTGCTGAATGCGATAACGATTGCGCCTATAACGATTAATATTTCTCCTGTTCCCATTTTTCAACCTTCCATTCTTCTGTAATATCCATCTGTTCACGATATTCCTTTACCGCATTGGTAAAGTAAGGAGAGATATTCAAATCCCTAACGAAAGAGGTGATTGTTTCCGTCTGATGATAGTTATCACCTTGTACCCATCCATCATCCTCTTTAACGAAGCAGAAAACGGCAAAACAAGATTTTTGCTCGCCCGTTTCATTATTACATATCTGTTGTCTTCTTGCACAGAACTTCATTGTTCGTTCGTTATTGAATAGCTCGTAGCCATCACCCGTGCGTTGAGCAAAGGGCACTTCACCCTTTTCTTCTATGATAAACTTCTTTTCTTCAATCTCTTCCATAATCATTATGTATTAGATACTTCTGAATAACTTTCATCTTTGCCGTAAACAACACTTACGTTGAGAAGATTGTTAAGTGTGAAACCCATTCTCCAATTAAACCAAAGATAACCAATCTTCTCAGCAACCCTGATTGCGGTATCAGCATACTTCTTTATATCACCCTTAAAAGGTTCTGAGCCATGATAGGAGAAGCCATTATCAAAGACTAGTTTGAATACCTTATTCTTAGGTAGCTGATACTTACAGAAATCATCATAAGGAAGAATATTTCCATCTATCTCAAAGCAAATCTGCTTATAATCAAGGAAGGAAACAAACCCTTTATGATTGATAGTAAGATTGCATCTTTTAAAGATAGCTAAGGCATCTTCCTCTTCCTTTTTACTAAGAATGCGATAATTAGTAAAAATTATCTCGCACCCGATTTTCTGCGGAACAAAATCAACGATAGCAATAAGTGGGCTAAAATTGCAATATGAGCCAGATTTTGCCATTCCTTGCTTCTTCAAGAATTGTTCACTATCATACTTATTGAGATACACGATAGCTAAAGGAAACTTTTTCCTAAATACTACGTTTAAATCCTTAAATTCTATAAACATAAGCTTAATCAATAAAATCGTTAAACGTAAGAACCTCAGATGCGCCCTCACGGAAAGGCTTCTTATCACACGCATACCCCATCCAAGAGCCATATTCATACACTTTATACATATGATAACCAGCCTTTATCAACGCCTCAAAGGCAGCTTTCATTTCACACCCATGTATTCTAACCATATCCTTACCATTGGTGTGTCCACTAAAGCGTGGATTGCTCAAACTAATACATCTTGTAGCAGCTCGGCTACCATTATTTGCACCTGAGAAAGGATGAAAAATATCCCAACAACTATTAGATAAGAAGGCATCACAGATTGCCTGTACGACCTCCTCTCTAACTTCGGTTGGTTGAAATAATCGTTTTGTGGTATATCTACCTTGATTTCCATAATTGTATCTCCTATATTTAAACGTTAATTATTTCTTCTTCATACATTCCTTCACTGCGTATTGGCTTTTAAGAAGGCATTGTGTGACATTTAAGCCTTTCAGAGGAATAAAATACTCTACGATAGCATTCCAACGTCCTCTGAACGTACCCGAACCCTTTGCGTTGGCGATAAAAGAATCCTCTGTGGATTCACCTACCAAAGCACCTGAGTACTTGGTGATAACCTCGCCTGTGTATTTATTGATAATTGTAATCATTGTCGTATCTCCTATAATTTAATTTCTGTAAACTCAATTTTACCATTCTCTTTAACCTGTGCGTGCCACTTGTTGGTTCTTACCTTACCATCCCAAAATGAAACAGTAGGAAGTACAACACATTCACCACGCTCTACAAGTCTTTCGTAATAACTTACAACCTCATCCCAACTATTGAAAATATGGGCAAATACCGTAAATCTGAATCGAGCAATTTTCTTTGTTCCCATTGTCGTATCTTTTAATTGTTAAACCATTTATTAATTATTTACACCGCAAAATTAATAATTTCTTTTGAAACCGCCAAATCTTTCTTGTGTTTTTATTAATATTTTAATAGAAATTAATACGAAACCAAAGAAATCCGATATTTTTACACAGAAAACTTATCTTTTATCCATTTTTCGATGGTTAAGATAAACTCATCCAAGGAGCGGCAAATGCTGTACTGAAAGCCTAACCGCTCAACGTCAGACTGAAATTTGGCTTGCAAATCAGATTGATATCCGTCCTTCGTCTTAACTTCCACAAATAGGACATTTCCATTTGCTATAATGATAAGGTCGGAGAAGCCAGCCAAAACGCCTTCACCCTTCATAATCTTCGCTTCAAGCGCACTTCGTTGTCCTCCGTTAGGGATGGCAGCAATGATGTAATGAGGATATTGTAAGCGAAACCACTTCACCATCTGAATCTGAATCTGTGATTCAATATGCCGTGGTTTACTTCTGCCTTTCTTCTGGCTCTCCTTCTTAAAAAACTCATCGTACTTCATTATTGCATTTCTTTAGACTTAATATCCTTAACGAAAAATTCAATCATACGTTCATAATATTCTCTTCTTTCAAGATACTTCGTACAATTAATCTTTCGCTTACATAAATCCACATTATTTTGAGCCAATAAATACTTATAGATGTAGAGCATCTTCAAATCATCAGTTCTGATAAACGCCAAAGTCTTTTCTTTGTAAGCCTTTTCAAGCTGCTTATTGATTTCTTTCAACTCTTCGCTCTTTTTCTGTAAGCGATAGACAAATATCCACATGGCGATAAAAGGCAAGAACAATATCGCCACCGACCAACCATCCTTCACCGCACAATTGATACAGCATCCTATCAGAAAGAATGCACACAGCAGCTCTGTATGAGAACCGCACCAAGATAAAATCTTCTTCATATTGATATATTATTTATCAGTTTCTAATTTTGATACCTCGCTATTGAAGTACTTACGCATACCTTCGTAAATCTTCAACTGACGAGAAAGTTCTTTGTTCTTTCTGAGAAGCTCATCACGCTCGGCAACAACCTTCTTATAATCATCATTATTCAATTCATTGATAGCCTTTTTGAATTGATTGATAACGTTGTTACAAAATACAAGTTTATCACTCTGCTCTCTTACCTTACACTGTAGGCGATAAAGCTTGATTTGCATCTGAGAGTAGTTTTGTAATACTCGCAATACTACTCTCTCGTAAGGTACATCATTATTATACTTAGTTTCTTTCATTCTTCTCCTTTTTAGAATTTTCAAATATAGGATATTTCGCTACCTGAGTGATAACGATTTCTTCGGCATCACGCTGCTCCTTGGTCTTCATCCATTGCAAGCAAGGACGGCGTTCAGACATAGTAAGAGACGTTATCAGTCCTAACATCTCGTCAAAACCAAGTTCACCGCTACTTTTATCGCCTTAAAAGACCTCGAAGTAGCCATTATCATACTGTTTAATAGTTATATCTGTCATAGTTATAAATGTTTTTTAGCCTTATCGTAAATGCTGAAAAAATATAATCAAGGCAAAGCTACTTCACCCCTTCTATATTTCTCCCAAAACTCTTTATTGTACTTAAACCCTTTCTTAAACCTATATCCGATAGTATTGCCTTTTTTGAATCTACAGCCATAGTTGTTACCTTCCTTAAATAACATCCTTTTATTACTTGATTTAGACATAATGTAAGCAATCTTTAAAGAGTGTATTTTTTTAGAATGAAGCCATTCATTATCCTTAGATACACAAAGTTGTCGTGCCTTATTCCTTACCTGCCTAAGTTTGCAGCAAAACTCTTCAGCGACCTCCTCATTTGTATGAAAAGGAAAGTATTCCTTGAATCTCTGCTCCTCTTCTTCGCTCCAGTATTTACGATGACCGAGATAACGAATATCTCCGAACTTAGCGACAAATCTAGGTGATGCAGGGTTTGCGCCTTTTTCCTTCAATCGCCGTCGAATGGTTTCATAAGGTATTTCAACCTTCTCGCTGATTTCTGTAATCGTAAGACCCTGTGCGTACAGAGCCAACAATTCATCATCTATAGAATGAGGATATTTCAGCACACAACACCCTTTATTACTTACTCCCATGCCAATGTTTTTAATTGTTCAATACTCTGATAAGAGATTTTACACTTTTTATTCTCGTAGCAACCATCTTTAGCAAGGGCATTCCATAAAGCATTAAGACAGATGCCAATCTTCTCTTTATCGTACTTCAAATAAATCTCTGGGCAGGTACGAAAAGGTTCAGACTTTTTGTCTTTCAGTTGAACCACAACGACCCTCTTTGCCCTTGTTGGTCTATTACTTAATTCTATCATTCATTCACCTCACTTTCTATCTGTTTCTGTGATTCACGGATAAGCAAGTCAAGTACCTTACTAATAACATTCGGATTCTTTATGCTGTAATCACCGATATTAGTAAGGAGTTTCACCTCAACGACCATTCCGTTATTTCGCAGCAGTTTATATTGAGTATTCAACTCTTTAATTTTATCCAACTTATCCATACAAACACTATTTACTATTATACGCAAGCATATACAGCCTACGATGCTCTTTATGAGCATTGTACCAAGCCTTAGCTCTTTCAATACAAGCCTCACGATGCTTCTGATAGTAAGTCTTGCCGTATTTGCTTCTGCGCATTTTACGTTCTATTTCTGTCATAGTTACTTAATAGAGCGGAAGGAGATACTATAGAATAGACCTCCATCCGCAATTATATATTTCACAGCTTAAAAATCATAAGAATAGCAAGCGGAGCACCCTTCGGGATAATGAGATTACGGGAGCGTGAACCGAAGTTTGTCTGCTCCTGTATCATTGTCTCGTCATTGATAGAGAGTACGAGCATTACCTTTTTTTTCTCCCCTACTTGCGTTGAAATCACATCGGAATATTGTAAGCGGTAATCTGATTCCGTAGGAATGCCATAAAGAGCATTTGCTTCGATTGGAACAATCAAGCCACGATAGCCCTCTCTGAGAGTAATACCCATCTTTACAGGGATTCGACCTTTACGGGTTTCAATATCAGTAGGAGCGTAGATAATGAACGAACCATTATCGTTAATAGGGGAAGGAACTCCATCCTCTATTTCAAAAGGAAGTTCATACTCTTCCTCATTTTCCTCAACTTGCTCCTCACTTTGCTGCTGAGCCGTATTTTCTTGGCTCTGCTGAGCGTTCTCGTTCTCCATAGGCATATTATTGCCATCCAAATTCAAAGGCTGTTCTGCGCCATTTTTCTTAGGTCTTGCCATAATTTACTCCTCCTTCTTTTCCTCGTTAGACTTCTGTTCCTTCTCCTCCTTTGTCTTATGCTCGAAGACATCGTAAACATTGGTTTTGCTGAGACCGATGATTTCGTAGTCTATCATGGTCTTCCCCATCACCTCATCAATGTTACTGATTGCTCGGTGCATAGACTTTGCTTGCACGAGATAAGTCACGTTGCTACGCTTCTCCTTATTGGTCTTATCCTCATAGGAAATGAATTGCAGTTTCGCCTTGTACCAGCAATCATCATCATCCTTATCAGAAAAGAACACTTCTCTGTATGAAGCCTCTTGCATCGACTTAACCTTAAACTCGCCGCTGATATAAGCAGCCATTTCCTCTGTGATTGCGCTCTCACCTTCCGTGAAGGATAAGGCATCAATCGCATACTTTTCGGTTACAGATTTCTCTGAACCACCTTCTTGGGTCTTTTGGTAGCGGATTCCTACCTCAAACCAATTACTCGTTCTGCTACGCATATTTCTAATAATCTAAAACTAACTTAAATCCTATATCTAAGAAAGCCCTTATACTAAAAGGGTAAATCATTTAAATCCTGTGCCTGTGCAAAAGGAGCATCGCAAGTAGATGCTCCATTCATGGCTTCAAAGTTTGCAGGTTTCAAGCCACCTAGAATAGGCATCGCCTTCTTCTCCTCATCTGTCATTTTCTCACGAACCTCTTTAGGCAACGACTGCTTAATCATGTGAGTTTCCTCATACTTAGGGTTCTTCAACGCTCAAGCGGTAAGGTCGAGATAAGCAGCCTTCGGACGATTATTTTCATCCGTACTAATGAAGATATTATTCTCTTCAATAGGGATAACCAAGCAGCGAAGCACTTCGGTTCGCCCTGGTATTTGCATAACGCCAGCTCTTTTAAGCTTCAGCAAGTTTAATTTTCCGTTATAATCTGTCATATTGTATAAATTTAAAAAACATAGCCCCAAGAGAGGGAATCGAACCCTCGCCAACCTCCGCTTATTAAGAGCTGCTTATTACGGAGTGTCTTCGCATACATTCTTTAACACAATAGAATAAACAAACTTATATATACACCCGCCTTTCTTTAGGATACGATAAGAATATCGGTATCACTACCATACAGCCCACGCACACCCGTGCGATTGGTTTTCCTTGGGATAAAAAGCCCTACCGCCGTAGGGCAAAAAATAATAACCATAATTAATATTTATCTAACTAACAATTGACATAACTGATTACCTCACGGCAATATATATCAGAACCTAAATTTAACTTTTCTAAAAGAAAGAGCCGACACCTCACGGCGGCTTAAAGGCTCTTGTTATCGACATTTTCTATATTCAATCTTATATGTAGTTATGCGTTTGGAATCAATGTATTCTGAATGAAGCTACTCATTGCCAAGTTCTGTGAAAGAATCATTGGCTGGTCGAGCTGAGTTGACTTATACATATCGGTAGCCGCATTGTACAAATCCCAAGCGGTAACCATATTGCGCTCGTAGTAGGCAATCATCATTTTCTCGGTCAAGCGACCAATCTGTGCCTGATTGAGAGGAATGACCTGAGGGTTGCGAATGCCTTTGTATTTCGTTTCAGAAGCAACACGGAGCGAGGTCAGCATACCGATGATGGTAAACATTTCCTGTACCTTAATCTCACGATTCTTCATACGCTCAATCATTTCATCATTTGCATCAATGATACCTCTTAAATTAGCGAGCCAAGCATCAGCACGTTGAAGAAGCTCATCGAGCTTGAAAGCTCCTCTTCCGCTATTGGTGTCTGAGTAGGTAGCAGCGTAATGTTCAGCACTAAGCATACATTGATTGTGACAGATAACTACGTTTCTACCGATACCTAACTGAATACCCTTCTGATGAAATGATACCGCCATATTGGTTGTAATCTCATCATTACCATCACCCTTATCGAAGTCACGCAAGCGAATATTACAGAATACTCGGCGAAGGATATGAGCCTCTACAGCTCTATCACCCATCAAAGCTTCCTTCTCAGGCAAACGGGTAACACCTGGAGTATTGCGGTCTTTGTTATTCGCCGCAAAGAGGTCGTAAATCTCAGCCTTATAGCCGTGCTTCTCGCACAAGTCTTCCACCTGATGAATAAGGTCAAAATGATAGATGCCCTTCAAAGGCTTTCCGTACACATCATTCTCTTTCTCGGTGCGTTCAAGCTGGTCGATTGTCAGAATCTGTACCTTGGATGTCTCAAAATCCAAGAACTGATTCATGTTATCGCTCTTCAACTCTGGCTGCTTTGCAACCGCTACCTCTGCTACTTTTGGCTGTGCCATCAAATTCATTGCCATTGTGTTCATTGTTGTATCTCCTATTTTTTAATACGTTAAACAAAATAATTATTACTATATATACTATTAATCTTCAATATCATTGAGAACCTCCATGTGTTGCGTTTCTCCTACCAACTCAACATTCTGCGAAAGGTTCTTTGTGTTAAGGAATACCCATTTAGGTATGATGCAAAGATTATAGTTGCTATCTAAGGCATCATCCTTGATAATCAGTTTAGACTTAGGTACGAATACCTTTGTCTTACCTTCCTTTCCGTTGAAAAGGAAAATCTGAGCATTCTTTGACTGTTCCATCATCACATCTTTGCGACAACGGAATTTAACCAACGTTGTTACTATCTCCATATTACCTCCTTCTTCTAGTAAGCGAGCCAGATACTGGCATACGCTAAGATAATTCCACTAGCGGCAAGGACTGCTGCCTGTACCGCATTCTTTACATCTTCGATTCTCCAATTACTTGGATTCATCATGTCTTTTTCTTTTTTCATTTTTTTTCGTATCTCCTATATTAGTAGCAGGGTGATTAGCCCTGCCGTTACCTTTCTTAGATTTCGAGTGACTGAACCTTGCGTACAATCATTGAAATATAATTGCTCTTCTTACCGCTCTCCTTCATCTTCTCATTGGTTTGCTTATCAACCTCGAAGACAATTCTACCTAAGGTATGCCCGTTGCTACAATTACCAAATGTATGATAACAGTAATCGAGATTAACGTAAACCTCCAAGAAATCATCAGGTGCATCAACCTTATCTCTTATTGCAATACTGCCTTCCAAGTGAATCTCTTTAAAGAGCATTGGCATTGTCTGAAACGATGTACTTACCAACTTCTCATACTCGTTGCCTCTATAATCTTTTTCAACCTTTATAGAAAGCTGAGCGTTGATGCCCAAGCGAAGAATGGTTGTCTCAACATCGTTGATGATGTAATCTAAGACCTGCTTGCTTAAAATCTCTGTTTTCATTGTCGTATCTCCTATTTTTAATTTATTAATAATTTCTACATTAATTATATGTATCAAAAGCTATTTTATTAACTTTGATACCGCAAAATTAATAACTTTTTCTCAGACTTCCAAATTTATTAATAGGTATTTTTAATTTATTAATACTATATATTAGTTTTTTAATAGATTTTAAGCGAATATCTCGGATTTTCTTTATAATTTTGCGGCATGAAAAGGAAAGTGCTATTTTCCAAGCAAAGAAAAGAATCATATATGCCCAATCAATACAAGTGAAAGGGTTCGATATACAAACCAAGCAGAATGATAGATAGCACCTTTCATCTGTTTGGTTTTTACATTAATATATATATAATGATGAAAAGAATAAGAATAGGAATACAGGAAGCTAAGTTTGCTCTGAGCGATAAGAATCGCTTGGATGCCTTCTGTTTGCTTCTTAAAATAAAGCTCTTATTCCGCTCATCAGACCTTAACCTTGTATCATACAATCATTGCGCCAAATTATTGCATATCGACAATAATAAATTGAAGAGACTGCTTGAATATGGTTGCAAGATAGGGTATTTCCGTTTTGAAGAGAAAAATGGAAAGAAGAGATTCATTGCACGCAGCATACATTCAAATGACGGATATAGTTATAAGCTTCGCAAGGATGATTTGACAAAGATGACATTCCCTGCCCTCAAAAACCTTTTGAGAAGGATTGTCATAGAGAACCAAGTTAGAATGCAAGAGGACGTAATCAATACGCACAATAAGGGGACGAATGGGAAGAATGTGAAGACTATTCGCAAGGCTCTCAAACGTGAAAGTCGTATGTTGAGGAAGAAGTTTAGCGATAACAAAGGTTTATCTTATGACAGAATCAAGGATGTTATCTTTGGTACGATGTACCAAGCTTTCAAAGTCACAAATCAGCTTGTAAACAGAGGTATCATCAATAAGCGCACAAGAATCAAGGAAGTAAGGTGCGATGAAAAGGTATGTACCAATAATATGGCTATCACGGATATTGAAGGTTCGGTAATTGTGATAAGCGCAAAAAATAGAAGTGCATTTTCCATTGAATCGAATATCTATCGTATGCAGATGGACGATGCTATATCAATATCTCATCACTGCATGAGAAGAAAGGAGGCAAAAATGTAGTTTATGTAAAATCAAAAATAATAAAATAAGGGTTGATGGCTTTAATTTAATTTATTCCCTTATTGGGGCGACAGCCCCAAAGATAATTAACTAACGGGCGCACGTATGCCCCCACCCGATTATATAATAACAAAGGAGATACGAAATGGAGAAAAATAAAAATTGGCTCGATACTTACCTCACACCAGCAAAAGAACTTGTTGGATATGAGTGCTATGTAAGTTGTGATTATGAAGATAAGTTCGCAACAGGAAAATTTTCAGTTATCATCATTAAGAACGGAGAAGTTGTGATAAAAGAGAAAAATCACATCTATTGCGCTTCAAAGGCAGTCGTTATCGTAGAAGCGATACTGTTTATGATGCAAAAATGCGAGAATGCCGATATTATCACAATACACTCGGAATATTTTAAAAATTACTTTGCCTTTTTCAACGAGGCGAGAAAAGCTAACGCACAAACAAAGAAAAAATATCTGAGCTTATACAAAAGCTTTAGAAAGGATGCGGAAGTAATCTTTGACCTCACTACTTGGTACAAAAGAAACGAATACGATGATGAAGTTGAGAAAATGTTAAGTGATAACTAAACTATAGGAGATATGCAAGATGAAAAATGAGACAAAATTAAAGAAACTGATGTCTTTCTTAGACGAAAACGGCATCAAGTACACCACACCTCGAAAGAGAAAAGAGGGAAGTTCCCACCTTTTCATCGGTCAGTACATGATTGCTGTAAAGATAGAGGGTGAAGATGATACATTATTCTTCAATAAGCATAAGAGAGGAAAGCATCCTTTCTTTATCAGAACTTCGGAAACCCCGAAGTTCGTTATCGAAAAGATGCAGAATCTGATTACAAGAATGATGTTAATACAACAAAAACATTTCATGGAACAAAAAAAGTAATTGTATGGAAAGACTTAATTTTAAGCTAGAGTTTGCCGATAATGGGGTTATTGTCACAGATGATAGCTCTGGCTGTGTAAACGTCTATCAAGAAAAAGAAGACGGCAATTATCACGAATATACGAAGAGAGCTATCAGCGAATCCGTAGCTGACACCATTGCTCATCTTTTGCTTGATGGCACGGAAAAATTGAAGCAGAAGTCGATTTACAAAATCAAAATTGAGATAAGATAATATGTTATACCCAAAGAAAGAAAAGAAGCCTAATACGGCAGTCAAATATGAAGTCCGTGAGTTTATCCACGGCGGCATTGAATATGCAACAGACTGCCCTTTTGGTGAGCGTGGGCTATATACACACGCTCTGCATAAGGTCGGTGCTATCGAATGCAATCTTTGCAAGTATCAGAAGAAAAACAATACAGAAGCAAGGGTTGTAAGATGTATGTATCCATTATTAAAGGAATCAGCAGTTAATAAACCTTTTAAAAAGTAAGAGTTATGATAGAATCAATGAAGATACGTGAAGGGTTGGTGTTTACCTTGCCTATAGAACCAAATCAGGTGATTGTTATAGGTAACAACAATAGAATCTATGTTTACAATATTGAGGAAGGTAAATATGCGCTTATCAATGTGTGCCCTCTTAGATTGAAGGTAATTAAGGTTGATAAATCTATTGTAGAATGCAATATTATAGCAGACGAATACAATATTCCATATAAAGAGAATATCCCTATTCAGTTTGAAGAGATTGCCAAAAATGGTACGGCTATCACAGAGGAAAAGGAAGAAATGGTTAATCACCCAAACCATTACGCTTGGCTAAAGGAACTCTGCGGCATAGAGCCGATTGATATTTGCCGACACCTTGATTTTAACTGCGGCTCGGCAGTAAAGTATCTCTTGCGCAAGGGAAAGAAGGAAATGAACCTTTCCGAACGTGAACAGAGAGTACAGGATTTGAGTAAAGCAATCTTCTATCTACAAGATGAGATTGATATGATAAAGAAAAGCAAATGAAATACTCAAAGGCTTTAATCAGACAAATTCGCTGCGACCTCCTTTCGCATACGACCGATGCGGAAAAGGCTGCGGCGAAAATATGTACCCTATTAGGGTATAAGGTGATACCACAGCAACCGATAATCACAGGCAGAAAGCTATACTTCGCTGATATATATCTGCCTGAGATAAAAACGATTGTTGAGCTCGATGGTGGCTACCATTTTACTAAAGACCAAAAGCGCAAGGATGGTAACCGCTCTTCGGGTATATGGCGGCTCGGGTATCATGTTGTAAGATTGAGCAATCACGATGCTAGGAATCCAAAGAAGGTCAAAGCAAAGATAGATTTGATACTACGCAAGGCAAAGTAACCAAGAATATTGGTTATCTTGTCTTTTATTTTTGTTTCTTAATAACTATACAGAAACTAAAAGAAAACCGCTTAGACCGCAAGAAAACCGCTAAAAATTGTATTTGTTTACACAGCATTTATTATTTATCATTATTTTATTAATAGAAATAGTAATTTTGCAATCGGAAATTATTTATTAACGTTTAAAATAGAATTACTATGACAATAAAAGAAAAAGTGCTTACTTCTGCCAAAACATCATTTGCAAAGTATGGTTTGAAGAAGGATGAACTTTCAAAGCTGGTTGACCTGATTGTTGCAAGTCGTGGTCTAACAGATGAGTCAAAGGACGAGGATGTAACGAGTGCTATCTCGGCAGTTGAACCTTATGTTGGTATGATGCAATCATCATTCAATCGTGCGGTCAGCGAGACAACGAAGAAATTCGATGGATGGATTGACCCTAACGACCCTAACCATAAGCCTACTCCACCAGTTCCTCCTACCCCTCCAGTACCTCCAACAGGGCTTACACAAGAGCAGGTTCAGCAGATGATTGCCGAGGCTACCAAAAGTACTCAGAAAGCAGTTAGCGATGCTGTAGCCGCAGCCATTGCTCCATACAAGGAAAAGGAAGAAAGAGCACGTCTCAATGACCTTTTCGGCAAGAGCGATAAGTTGAAGGATATCCCAGAGCAGTTCCGTTCACGTTATCAGCTCGACAAGGAGGAGAACCTTGAAACTCTTGCACAGCAATGTGCTGATGATTGGACTGCATTGAAGCAGTCGCTTGTTGCAAGCGGCAGTTTCGTTGAAGCTCCTAAGGCGACTTCTCCTGAAGACGAGAGAAATGATTTCATTAAGAGAATGCAAGGCTTCTCAGAGCGTAACGCTCCAAAGGAGTAGAACATTCTAAGGAATTATGTTAAACTCTTAAAAAGAAGAAAATTATGTCAAACAGAGGCTATTTTATGCATAGAACCAAGCCAGAGGATATCAAAGAGGCACTTTGGCTTGAAGAGCAGTGCCTTCGCCGACAGGGTGGTTACGACCTCGACCGCACCAACCTTCCAGCTACATTGAAGTTTGTTGCAAAGGGTACAATTCTCAGATTTGTAACTGGTGGTAAAGCACAGGTTGTGAAGACTGCAAAGGCTGTAGAGAAGGCTGATAAGGCTGCTACAACCTTGAAGGTTGCTAGCGGTTCTTTATTCCAAATTGGTGATAAGATTGCTGGTGCAACTATCTCGGCGATTGCTTCTAATGCTGGTGTAGATACACTGACTGTATCACCACTTGATAATGCGGTTGCTGCAAATGCCATTGTATCAGATTATGATAAGACCAAAGATGTACTTCTTGGCTTCTCATACGATACTCTCGATATTAGAGATTCAGATTCTTCTATCGCAGCTACTCCTACCTTACAGGTAATGGAAGTAGAGGAAGATTCGCTCCCTTACCCTATTAATGACGAGATTAAGGCTGGCATCAATGCAAATGGTGTCGCTTTATTTAAGATTCAGTAACCTTTAAAAGTGGAGATTATAGATTATGAATAGTATTTTGAAAGATTTGCAAGACCCGAAGTCTTTTCAGTCTTACATTGACGAATACATGAAGACTTCCACCTACAAGGCTGAGTGGAAAAACGAGTTGAAGACTGTCGAATATTGTGCTGCAAAGGTATATCAAGCAAATATGGCAACCTATGCTGCTGCTATGGTCGGTTCTGTAGTCGCTAAGAACGCAGAGCGTCCATTGCATACCATGCCTGATTGGGGTCAGCTTACGGGCTCTATCGGTCGTATCGCCGATGAGTGGGAGCTCGATAACGACTACCTCGACCAGATGCACCTCTTGGAGGGTAAGTATAATGATATGGAGGGACGTGGCGGTTATACACAGTCACAGCTCAATGCTAAGTACGATGAGCTTATCAAGTACTCATTCAAGCCTTTTGAGTTGGCGGTTATCGCTCCTCATAAGCGTATTGATATGTTGTACTTCGAGGGATTGTTCAAGGGTACTCAGACTGTATCACGTACCAATAACTCTAAGGCTAACGTATCTTACACCTTTGATTTGGGTGTTAAGCAGCTCTCTGCTACCACAAATTGGGGTGAGGCGAACGCAACTCCTATTGAGGATATTAAGAAATTGAAGGACGAGGCTCGCAAGAAGGGTCGTAAGATTCTGCGTCTTCGTATGTCTGAGAACACATTCTTCGCAATGTGTAAGGCAAAGGAGATTAAGGACACCTTCCGCTTGAACCTTGGTCAGATTACCATCAATCCTACTGCACCGATGATTAGCGTTGACCAGATGAATATCTATCTGCGCTCTATCCTCTTGCCAACAATTCAGATTGATGAGGATAAGTTTGTTGAGCTGCCTGACAAGACCGTTTACAACCTTATCCCAGATAACCGAGTTGTTGCGATGTGTGCCGATAAGGTGGCTGTGCCTAAGTGCGCAGAGTGCTTGGAGGCTATCGACCCTGTACCTAACGTATCTTACTCTACATACGATAACAACCTTATCGGTTATTGGAGAGATAAGAAGGGTTATCACCTTACCAACGAAATGTGGATGCAACCAGTATTCGATGGTATCGAAGACTTCTTTATCTTGAAGGTTGGTGCTTAATGCACTGACCCTCAGTTATGGATATATTGATTTAATAAGTGAAACTTCATAAGATAACAAGATTAGCATGACAATTTCAGAAGCCATAGCAAGCGAGATTCAGCCTTTCTCTACCTCAGATGAGACTTTGGAGAAGATGTTTATTGATGCTGCTGATAAGTTCAGTATCACGGCATCTGTAGCTAATGAATACTCTGTAGCGGTTAAGAAACCCGTAGCCTATGCGGCTATGCGTATCCTCTACAAGATGAATCCATTATCAAGTGAGAATATTGGCGGTATCTCTCAGAGTTACAAGAACGACAAGAAGCTCATTGATAAGATGATTAAATCTATTGCGAAGGATGCTGGATTGGATGCTGACCTTGTTATTGATAGTACTTCTGATGATTATTGGGTTCAGAGTGTGAAGGTATGGTAATCAAATAGATAGCGTATGAACTTTGAAGATATACTTAAAGTAAAAGGTGCTCCACAAGATGGCTTTGATGAGGACGGAAATCCTATCGAACAGCCCGAAGGAGAATGGCAAACCTTTGGAAAGTGCGTTATTTTGCCTAATTCGCAGGCAAAGATTATCACTCTGGCAGACGGGCAGCAGTACGTGTATTCGCACGAAATCTATGCTCCTCTCTCTAAAGCAAAATACCCTCTCATACCGAAGGAAGGCGAAAAGGTTTGGATAACCAAAAAAGATGGCACGATTGATAAGGAAATGGAGGTTAAAGGCTTCGTAACCTTAAAGAAACGCTATCTTAGGATTTGGCTCTAATAGGCGGCAATATGGCAAAGGTTGAATTACAAATCAAAGGTCGTGAAGCCTTACAGAAAAGGCTGAACGAAAAGAGGCAGCAGATTATCAGCTACCTTAATATGCGTTTGATGCAACTTGCCGAAGAAGCGGTCACCTATTCTAAAGATAATAAAGGTTATCAAGACCGAACTGCAAATTTAAAGAACTCAATTTCTTTCGCTCTCTACCTTGATGGGCAACTCATCACCTCGGCAGTTGGTAAGATTCCAAAGGCAGAAGAAGCGGAAGGAGGACAGGAAGGCGTAAGTGCTGCACTCGGTGAGTATGCACAGAAAGAAGGGGTAGTAGCACCCAAAGGGTACTCTCTCGTTATTGTGGCTGGCATGAACTACGGCAAATATGTAGAGGATAAAGGCTACAACGTCTTACACCTTACAAAGTATTTCCTTCGTGACGAAATGAAGAAGATTTTTGAAGAAGTAGCTGAAATGATTAAAAGCGATAGTTAGATATGATACTCGGAGATAAAGCGGTAACGGCATTATTTAAGTATCTCAATGAAAATATTGAGAGCATAGGCATAAAGAAAGGGCGTATCTTTAAATATGAGATACCCGAGAAGTTGGCTATTGGTGATTATATCGCCATCAATCATCTTCCCTTTGTGTATAGTGATGCCATTAATGAAGGTGTAGTGAATCTGAATATTCATTGCCATAAGACCTTATCTAACTTACCTAACACAAAGAAACTCTCTGATTACTCAGAAAAGATTCTTTCTCTGTTTGGTGATGGTACTTATCTTGGTGGCTGCTACTTCGATTTCTACTCTATCTCTCGCCCAACTCGTGATAGTGATAACACTTATTACGTCAATATGAAATTTAATGTAACGTACAATAATTTAAAAGAATAAAACTATGGCAAAGAATGGTGTATATGGCTTGGAAAGCTTTAGTTTTGCCGATTGTGTCGAAAATGGCGGCTATCCAACAACATGGAGCGACAAAATTAAGGCTATCGTTTCTGGTGGTTTGAGTTTTAACGACCAGGCAGCACAGACATCGGATGTAGAGGTTGAGGATTCAGAAGACCCTTACGCAGTGCTGACTACATCAGCCGCAACAAAGGGCTTCACCTTGCAGACATACGATTTCTCAGAAGATAACTTCACGAAGCTTCTTGGTTATACAAAGGATGAGGGTACTGGTGGTAAGGATGCTTGGTTAAATGAGCTTCCACAAGAAACCGAGATTTATAAGGCAGTACAGATTGTGACAAAAGATTTGGATGATATTCCTTCTCGTACCTTCCAGTGGTCTAAGATGAAACTTACAATCACTCGCAGTGGCTCTATCGGTAAGAGTGGACTTCCTAATCTTAACATTGAGTTCCGTCAGATGGCGGTATTCGATGCAAAGGGTGACAAGAAGAGCGGTCATCGCAATATCCTTACAAAAGATATTAGTGCTGCGGCTATTAAAAAGTAAGTAAAGCTTTTATTTTTTATATGATTTAAAATTAAACTTCAAAAGGCGGTGAGGTAAGGGAACTTTCCCAAGCCGCACCGCTTTTTATGTTATAAAACATATTTTGATATGAAAACATCAGATAAGGAAAAAGTAGCAAAGACACTTTCCGAGGCATCTGTAAAGATTAAGGTTGGTATGTTTCGCTTTAAAGTGAAGCCACTTACCTTTATGCAGATTTATGAAATGGGTGTATTCGGTAACTCTATCAAAGAACCAACATGGAAGGAAGGCGATATGATGAATATCATCCCTCTCTTATTTGAGCACTCTGAGACAGCTCGTTTAATGAGCGAGATTTTTATCGTGTGCGCTTTTCGCAAAAAGTGGGCACGCAAAGTATGGGGGCGATATATACGCAAGCATCTTGATATTATGGCATTCAATAAGCTTGTGAAGTTTATAAGTGGTTCTTTCAATGCAAATTTTTTCTTAACCTCTATAACTTTCCTGACCCAGACGAAGATAATGACGGAGCCGAAAACGACTCCCCGTGGGCAACAATCGGAGCAGTAATGAAGTACTTTCGTATGAGTTACGAGGAGGTCGTATTTAATCGCTCATACCTTAATATTATTCTGCTTAACCGCTCGATTCCGTCCTTTAATACAAATACTAAGGATGAACCGAGAAAAGGCAGCAGACAGCAAAAAAAGCCACAAAAAGAGTATCATAAGATAGATAAGCCAATCTCTGCTAATGATTTCTTTATGGGCTTTATGTAATAATCACATAAATAAGCAAACAATATGGCAGCAGCAGATGAAATACTTGGAATCAGCGGACAGATGGATATTTCCGATATTCAAGCATCACTTGATAAGCTTTGTGATGGTTTGAACCGTGTCGGCGTTGATACAGAAGCCTTATCTCAGAGAATGAATAAGGCACTTAACGATGTGGCGCAATCCGATGAAGACCTTGCGACAAAGACCACCAAGGCTATGCAGGTTCTCAAATCTGCTATGGATGAAGCTACGAAGGGGATTCAGTTAGTACCCGAAATGATTGATACTGCTAATAAACGAGTAGAAACCATTGAAGGTACTATCGGTAAACTTAACGAGCAGTTAGCTAAGACGGAAAAAGGCTCAGAGGCATTTGGTTCGCTTACTAAGCAGATTGATGCTCAAAAGCTTTCTTTGGAATTGGCGAAAGGTGATGTAAAAGACCTTGTTGAATCTTATGATGGTGTGAGAAACTCTATCTCTCAGGTAAATGGTGCGTATCAGGCATTAAGTGCTTTCTCCGTAGCAAGCACAAGCGCAAATAGTGTTCAATCCGCAACGAATATTGCTGTAGGGGCTACGGCTACAACGGCAGCAACCGCTACATCAGCAGAAGCAGCGGCACACGTAGCTAATGCCGAGGCAGCAACACAGAATGCCGAAGCAGAGAATCAGAACGTAGAGGCAACCAAACATCTTACAGAAGCTTTGCAGCAGTATATTTCCGTTGCTTCGGGTCGTGCCGAGATTGAACGAATGCAATCAGAGAGTGCAAAGGAGCTGAAAGAGGATATGAAGTTGTACGAGAAGGCTATTGAAGAAATTCAGAATAAACTTGGTACAACTGACTTTGCTAAAAATATTGAGGAGGCAACAAAGAAGATTGAGGTACAGAAATCAAAGATTGAGGATTACAAGAATGCTATTGCAAATCTTTCTGCTGCGGATAACGAAACGGGAAATGGTGCTAACTACTACAATCAGCTTATAGAGAAAGCACAGACAAATATTGATGCCCTTCAATCAAAAATCAATGATTGGCAAACAGAACAGCAGCGACTTAATGCAGACCTTCAGCAATACAATGCTCTTCTCGAAGCTGCGAATAAGATTCAAGGCGGTTCAACCATCGTTCAGTCTGATGCAACATCAACTGTTAAAATCAATGTTGAGGACACATCATTATCAGAACTGACTTCTAAGCTTGATGAAAGTAAGCAGAAATTGCAAGATTTGGAAGCAGAAGTTTCTAAAATGGATGGCAAGCCGCTTGGCGATAAGCAGAAAGAAGATTTGCAGAAACTACAGTCTGAGATTGAAAAGACAAAGAATAATATATCTGTATTGCAAGAGGCTATCCGTGAAAAGAACGAAGAGACTTTTATCGGTAGATTTCGCAATCAGATTTCCGATTTCGGGCAGAAGATTTCCGATTTCGGACAGAGCATAAAAGATAAAATCACTCAACCTATTGATGAGCTGAAAGCAAAAGTAAGCGGTTCTTCCATCGGTCAGCGTTTTAGTGAGGAGTTCGCACAAGCAAAGTCTGGTCTAAGTGATTTTAAAGAAGGTATCATCAATGTAATGACTGCCAATGGTAAGTTACAAGGTGAGATTGGTAAAGTCGGCGAAGCTTTCAAGGCTCTTGGTATTCCCGTAACGGGGTCTCTTACTGCCATCAAGTCTGTAACAAAGGCTCTATGGGGAATGTGTGCAACACCTGTGGGTGCGGTAATTGCTGCAATCGCTCTTGCTTTCAAGGCGGTGCATACATGGATGACTAAATCCGCAGAGGGTCAGAAGGTCTATACAAAACTGATGGCTTACTTTGGTTCTCTTGCTAAGTCTATCACAGATATTGTGATTATCTTCGGAGAATACTTGTATAAGTGCTTCACTAAGCCAAACGCTCCTCTTCGTGACTTCGGTAACAATTTCGTGAAGACGTTCAAAACCGCCGTAAAAGCTGCGGTGAACCTTATTGGTGGTCTCGGAACGACCATTAAAGGTGTATTAAATATGGACTGGGATACCTTTACTGCTGGTCTCAAAAAGACTTGGGATGGAATTAAAGGTGCTGGTGAAACTGTTATTGATGTATTCAAAACACAAGTATCAGGTGTTATTGGCGCAACAAAGACTATCTATGATGCTTTTACCAATGAAGATTTATCAAAGAAGTTAGGAGCGGCATTCAATGGAATACTTACAAAGGCAGAGCAAGCGGCTTCCCTTGCAGGTAAGATTCAAGAAACGCAAATCGCTATCAATAAGAATAAGGAAACTCAGCTCAAACTTGATGGAAAAATTGCCGAGGTAAGAAATAAAATATATACCTTACAAGGAAAGGAGAAAATCGCTGCCATTGAGGAAGCAAAGGCTCTTGTTAAGCAGAAATACGATTTTCAGATAAAGCAGCAGCAACAGCTCGTTGAATTACATGAGAAGCAAGCTAAATTGCATACTCAATCTTTGAAGGATATTGCCGCAGAGCGTGAACTTAGAATGCAAGTTCTTAGAACGCAAGTTCAACAGAATAGTGAACAGAGAATGCTCATCAGACAAGAGGAAGCAGCAAAACGTTCTCTAGCGAATAAAGCAAAATCAGATGCTAAGAAAGATGCTACTCAACAGAAGCAGATTAATTCAGCAGAAGGGAAGCTTGATGATGTTATCTATAAGAATGCCTACGAGAGAGCAAAAGCTTGGCAATCTTTGGAACAGGAAGTAACCGATGCAAAGATTAAGGCGATGAAAGAAGGCGAAGAGAAGGTCATTGCCGAGCGCAAAAGAGAGCTATCCAAAGAAATTGAGCAGATTGAAGAGCGAAAGAATGCAGCTATCAAGGCAGAGCGTGACCGACAGAAAGCTGAATTTGACGCACAGCAGTCTGTTATCAAGGCAAAGGGTGGTAAGGCTGAGACTTGGGACGATAAGAAGCATATTGATTCAAAGAATATTAAGAAGATTACCGAGCAGTACACCATCATTGAACAGAAGACTGTAGAATCATATAATAATGAGATTTATGCTGATGAATTAAAATCATATCGTGAATACCTGAAGGAGTATGGCAACCTCGAACAGCAGAAGCTCGCCATCGTTGAGGAGTATAACGAGAAAATCAAAGAAGCAAGGGCAAAAGGTAATCTTTTCGAGGAAGCAAAGTTGAAAACTGACCTTGAAGAGCAGCTAAAGAAGCTCAACTTTAATGATTTCAAGGATTCTATCAACTGGGATTCTGTTTTCTCTGATATGGGAAGATTGAGCAAATCTTATCTCGAAGACCTAAGAAAAAAACTCAAAGACCTTCTCGGTTCGGGTACTCTTGATATTGATGATATGAAGGTTGTATCTGAACAGATTGGTAAGATTGATGATGCAATTTCTGAACAGACCGATAAATGGGGTTGGTCTAACGAGAAGGTGCGTGAATATAATCGGCTCTTACAAGAGGCTACTGACGCACAAGAGAGATTGAATCTTGCACAAGGCAAACTTGATAAAGAACAGAGGACAAACGAAAACCTTAAAGAGTATATCCAGTATATATTCAGAAGTAAGGGCGTTGATATCCAAACGGGTGATATAACTTCACAAAATAAAGAAAAGCTCTTAGGAAATAAGAGCCTTTTCAGTGAAGCAGAACTATCTAAGTTGAAAGGTCTGTTTGATGAGTTAGCCGTTTCTGAGGTAAAGGTCGGTAAGGCAACAAAGGACGTAAAGAAGGCACAAGAAGATGCAAATATATCACAAGATAAGGCAAGAAAGTCAATTAAGGAGATTGCTAATGAATGGGCAGAAAGCATCGGTAATGTTGCGAAGAAACTACAAGAGGCAAGTGAATTGATTGATGCTCTCGGATTCGGTGATTCAGACCTTGGAAAGAAGCTTAAAAGTGGTGCAGATGCCTTCAATAAGGGCTCGCAAGCAGCATCAGACTTTGCTACGGGCAACTATATCGGGGCAGCTATTAACGGTGTAGGGGCTATCAAATCGCTTGGTAGTGCTCTTGGTATCGGAAATGGAAGTAATGCGAAGGAGGTTGCGGAGACTACAAATCGCCTTACAGAATCCAACGAGCGATTGCAATACTCTATTGAGCAGTTGAAGAGTTCGATTGATAAGACTTCGGGAATGAGTGCCGTCAGCAATTATCAGAAAGCCTATGATGCACAGAAGCAAATCAATAAGCAGAGTATGGAAATTCTTCAATCACAGATGGGTTACCACGGCTCGCATCATTCTAACGCTTATTATTGGAATCTGTCGGCGCAGGACTATGCGGCTATCAATCGCACGTTGGCACAGCAATCTGCGGTCAGAGGTGGTTATGTTAATTCTACAATAAACAAGGTAAATTCCTTGGAGGATATTTATAAGCTTACCCCAGAGCAGATGAAGGATATTCGCACATACAACCAAGATGTATGGAAGAATATGACCGACCAGGGTAAGTATGATAAAACTGAGTATTGGGAGAACTATACCGACCTTGCCGAGAAGCTTGAAGAGCTGACTGATAAAATCAATCAGAATCTTACGCAGACAACCTTCGATTCATTAAAGGACAACTTTATCAGCAATCTTATGGATATGAGTAAATCGGCGCAAGATTTCGCAAATGATTTCACAACGATGCTCAATAAGTCTATGCTTAACTTTGCTGTTGATGACCTTGCTAATAAGAGACTTAAAGCCCTTTATGAAAAATGGGCAGATAAGATGAAGCAAGGACAGCTCTCCAATAACGATTTGGATATACTTAAAAAAGAGTATGATAATATCGTTGATGAAGGTTTGAAGATAAGGGATAATATTGCTGCAATGACGGGATATAAGGAAGCGCAATCTCAGCAGACAGCAACGGGTAAGGCTATTGAGGCTATCACCGCAGACCAAGCAAGCAGCCTTATCGGTATCTCTTATGCTATGCAGATTGCCCAAGAGCAAGGTAATGAGGTTCGTAAAGCTATCGCCGTTGATATTTCTTTTTTGCGCATCTATACTGAGCAGATATATAATAATATCTCAGAAATGCGAGATATTCAGTATCAGGGGTTGGAGCAGTTGGAAGCAATTAATAAGAATACTGCACCTATTATATTGATACGTGAGGACATCGCAAGTATGTATAAATTAATGAAGGATAAGTATTAAGTTATGAAGAATGATGCTTTTATTAAATTGGTTGATGAAGCGGATTCAGCTTACGTTGACCTTGATACTTTCGGTATTACATTGGTAAGGGGTTGGCGAGAAGCCTTGCTGACCCCTGCCCCAGTAAAAAGCTATGTAACCAACGATAGCCGATTGGAGCACGGACAATCGGTTATCGCTACATCAAAGTATGCAAAGAAGGATAAGCGTGACGTGACTATCTCTTTCTTCCTTGAAGGTAGTTCAGAAGAAGATTACTTACAGAAGTATGAGGCTTTCCTTGATAAGATTGCTTATTCGGGTGAATTTTGCTTGAAAGTTCCTCGCCTAAAGAGGGTTTTCAAACTTGTTTACACGCAATGCTCGCAGTTTGGTGATTATGGTCTAAAAAGAGGTAAATTTGTACTCAAATTAACGGAGTATAACCCGAATGATAGAATTAAGTTATGATTAAGATATTTGATATTAACGATAAATTACTGATGCAAGCAGAAGTAACATCAGCAGCGAAGAGAGAACAGGAAATGTCTAAGTCAGATTACATTTCTCTTTCTTTCTCCGCTGCCGAGAAGGTTATTCTGCCCATTAGTGCATATATCAATTATACATATAAGATAGATAAGGTAAGAGAAGTGACAAGAAAGTTCCTTCTCTTAGAATCATACGAGCCTATTCAGACAGATGAATGTTCTTGGAAGTACACTCCTCAGTTTCAGCACCCGAAGATGATTCTGTCCAAGACACCATTCTTTATCTATACTCGAAATTCACAGAATGTAGAGGTAAAGCAAAATGTATGGTCTTTCGTAGGAACAACATCAGCACTCGCTGAGAAAATTAAAGATTTCCTTAATAAGGATTTGATGTTTGGTGAATGCGGATGGAAAGTTATCTTTCAGAAGGTAACGGCAAATACTGTCAATGTATCATTCAGTGATAATGATTTTATTTCTGCACTTACAGCGATTACAAATGCTATCGGAGATAACTGCGAATGGCATATTGACTATGATGATGAAATTATCTATATCGGTAAGGTCTTGGTCGGCGCAACTCCTGTTGTTTTGGAAGTTGGAAAGAATGTAGGTGTACCAAATATAAGCAATAGTAAGGAAAGCTATTATAACGCTTTTTCTATCTTCGGTGGTACAAGAAATATTACACAGGTAAATAGCAAAGGTGAGAATGTATCATCTGGCAATATTCGTCTGCAATTAGATAAAGGTAATGGTACTATAACTATTGATGGTAAGGAATGCTCCTACTCCATTGATAAGTATTCAACCCTTGACCTAAGAGTGGATAAGATTAAAGAACCTCTCTTTACGAAGGTGCTTGATTTTTCTCAGATTTTCCCATCACTCAATACTTATGTATATAATGTACGTGGGAGAGTTAAGTATGTGCTTGATGAGAACAATGAGAAAATTCCTATCTCATATAATACTGATGGCTCAGTTAAGGAATACAAGACCTTTACAGTATGGTATATGAGATTGGCTTATCCTACTACAGAAAAAGTAGAAGGAAAAACAATTATCAATACAACAGTTGATGATGGCGTTACTCATTATTGGTATGACTTTGAGGTTACAGATGATTTGCTTATCAATGGTAAGAATATCGGATGCTCATTTGAACCAAACTTTAATACGGGTGCACTTTCTACTCCACTTGCAGGTCGAGGAACTTACGGAGATTATGTAGGCTTTGAGCTTACTTATCACAAAGAGGCATCATCCTCTCACTCATCAGACGATGTTAGCAAGGATAATTTCTCTGTATTGGCTGGTGATTACGAAATCATTTATCAAGAGGATAATGAGGTTATCATACCTACAAACGCTGCTGAAATGCTCATTCCTCGTGGAGAAAGTATGCCTTCTTTAAAGTGTAATATCACGGTTCTCTATAATATCGCAATGGCTGATACTATCTATTATGAGGATGCTCAAAATAGATTATTGGAAAAAGCGAAGGAGGAGATTGTGCGATTACTCTCTGATATGAATAACTATGAGGTTAAGTCATATTCAGATGTGTTCTTGGAGGATAACCCTCAATTGCAAATCGGACAGAATGTTACATATAAAGATGGACACGGATATGAGCTTGCGACAAGAGTATTGAAGCTATCAACCAATATTGATTTCGGTTTCGTGCAAACAATTACATTAGGTAATCAAGTGATTAAGGGTACTATCACCCAGCTTAAAGAAGATGTACAGACAATCATTGCAAGCGGAGGAAGTAGCGGTAACGGAGGTGGATATTCCGTTTCTCAACTAAGAAGCCTTATTGCAAAGTACGGAAGTGATAACTTCCTGTCTAAGCAGTTTGACGACACCGCTCACGGTACTATCACTTGGGAGAAGATTCAAAAGCTTTTAAGTGGTTTGCTTGTCGGTAACTCCAATTCCGAGAACGGCGGCTCGTGGACTCCCGATACAGAAGGTCGCTCGCATCTCATCACCGATTACCTGGAGGTGAGAATGAAGGCTATCTTCGAGGAGTTGGTCGTCAAGAAAACATCCACCATCGGTGGCAAGGAAATTGTCTCTCCTGCTGGTGGCGTGGTGGCTCATAAGGTGGAAGAGGTTACTGTGACATATAATAATGTGTCACAGAAGGCTTATCGTTGCTATTTCTTGGCAGAGCAGGAAGGTGATTCTGTAGATAATGATTTCGCTGTTAACGACCAAGTGCGCTCGGAATCATTCAACGTTCGCAAGGGCACTTATCATAAGGTGGGTAATCACTTTTACTGGCGATTGGTAATCGGTCGTGATGAGGAACCTGTGGAGTTGGAAGGAAAGAAGTATCACTACATCGACCTCTCCGATACCGATTGCGCTACGGCAAGCGATGTTCCTGCTAAAGGTGATGTGTTGTCGCAGTGCGGTAATAGAACCGATGTAGAACGTCAGAACTGCCTTATCTTCTCGGCTGTAGATACCTATTCGCCATCCATCAGCCTCTACCACGGCATAAATAGCTACTCCTTTGCCAATAGGGAGTATGTGCAATATGGCGTAAACAAGCAGACCAATAAGGCTTTCTTTAACGTCTATGGTGATATGTATGTAGGCGACCGACCTACCAAGGAGAATGGCTATGAGGGTAGTAGCTACATCAAGTATGACAGCGCAGCCAAGCAGGTATCTGTTAAAGGCAAAATCTCAGCCAAATCAACCGTGGATGGCAAGGAATTGTCTCAGTATATCAAGGAGAACTCAGCAGGAGGCTTGACCGAGGAGCAGGTGAACAATCTCATCAAGAACTCGCAGGTGATAGCTGACCTTCAGAATCAGGTTGACGGAGCTATCGAGACGTGGTTTTACGATGGTGTGCCTACTTTGAAGAATGCCCCAGCCAGCAGTTGGACGACAGACAAGGAAAAAGATACCCATTTGGGCGACCTTTATTATGATAACAAGACGGGCAAGGCATACCGCTTTGCCAAGGATGGCAACACCTATAAGTGGACTATCATTACAGATACCGACATCGCCAAAGCTCTATCCGATGCCAGCAAGGCACAGGAGACCGCAGATGGCAAAATGAAGGTGTTCAGTACACAGCCTACACCGCCCTATCAGGTGGGCGATATTTGGGTGAATGCTACCTATCCTACAGATGGCAGTACCTACAAAAATGAGGTATTGCGCTGCCAGACCCTCAAAGCTGCTGGTTCTCCGTTTGCCATCGCCGATTGGATCAAGGCTTCCAAATATACCGATGATACCGTTGCTAACGCAGCCAAGGCAGCGGCGGAGAAAGCGCAGAAGGCAGCAGAAAAGGCGCAGGGTGACATCAGCAAATTAGGAACTACCGTCACCACCAACAAGAAGGCTTTCGACAGCTACGTTACAGATGGCTATCTAGAGCCTTCTGAGATTGCGGCTATGGCGCAGGATTCCAAGCGACTTGAAGATGCTTTCGCAGCTGCCGAGAAGTCGTACAATGAAGTGAAGGGAGCAGAGGTGTTAAAGAGTACAAAAGAACTCACCGACCTTAATACTGCTTTCACTACCCTCTCTACAGCCAAGACGGAACTCATCAAGTATCTTTCAGATATTTCTGCGAGATATAATGCGGCTAATACTGAAGGCAAGGCTACCATCGTATCTGCTGTCGGAACGAAGTTTACCAACTTCCAAAGCGCATATTCTGCCTTCTATGACAAGCTGGGTTTGGCAAACGCATATATCACTAGCAAGATATATGGTGACTTGAAGCAGAATATCACCGACCTTGCTGGTTACAAGTACATCAAGGATGCGCTCGGTCAGACTACAGATATTGATGGCGGTCTTGTAATGACAACACTCCTTGCATTGAGAGATGCAGACGGAAACGTTCAGAGCGGTATCAACGGAGCAATAGACCAGAATAGAGGAAAGAAGAGCATAGCAACGTGGTGGGGCGGTCGTATGGTGGATAAGGATTACAATAGCGGAAGCCTTACTCCTGCAACTTCTCTCATCCGCTTCGATGGCTCGGGTTATCTTGCGAATGGTGCTATTTGGTGGGACGTGGACGGAAAGGTTCACGCTGACCCTACGTCATTTATCATCAGCGAGAAAAACTTGGGTGCATACCTCACCTTCTTCGAGCCGACTTGGAAGGCAGGAAGCGATGGCTCTAGCATCAAAGACCTTGTGGCATTGACTCCACAAGCTCCTTTCAAGACGCTCTCCGTTAGTAACGATTTGTCCGTGGAGGGAAAACTTAAGATTGGTAGCATTACCCTCAGCGTGGTAAATGGCGCATTGAAGATTGATGGCAATGTGTATTCCACAGGTGGCATGAGCGCATACGGCGAGGGCACTAGCAATGGTGGTGGCTTGAACGGAAGCATCGTTCCTTTCGACAAGGCTAAGTCCTTGACGGCACAAAACGAGGGAACGGAGATTGCTTCAGCTTGGTCTATCAAGAAGCTCTATGATATGATTAACAGCATTGATGTCACAGGACAGCTGACTGACTACTTGAAGAAGACGGAAGCATCTACCTTGTATCAGCCAAAGGGGAACTATCTCACCTCCCACCAAGACATCAGCGGAAAGAGTGACAAGACACATACGCACAGCGTGAAGATTAATGGTGTCACGAAGACCATAGCAGCCACAGGTGGAACAGCCGTTGACTTGGGAACTTACCTTACTTCTCATCAGTCCTTGGCTGCTTACTTGAAGTCTGCCGATGCGGAGAAGACCTATAGCAAGTTGGGACATACCCACGCATTCAGCGAGATTACGGGAAAGCCAACAACACTTGCTGGCTATGGAGTCACCGATGGAGTCAATGCGGTATCGGTCACAGGCAATGGGAACGCCGTTACTAGCGCAAGCATAGACGGTCACACCTTGACTTTGACAAAGGGAAGCACATTCTCCCTCAGCGGTCACACCCATACCTTCGCTAGCTTGACCTCAAAGCCAACTACAATCGCAGGATATGGCATCACGGACGCTTATACCAAGGCGCAAGTGGACTCGACCATTGCTAAGTATCTCCCTCTTGCAGGAGGAACGATAACAGGTGCGCTTACCGTCAACGGCATCGCTACCTTCAAGAGCAAGGTTGCCATTGGCGACATCTACATCATCAATGATGGAAGCGGCAATCTCTACGTTCAGAAGACGGACGGAAAGACCGCCGCCAACTTCTATGCGACAGGCGGTATCACAGCATACGGAGCAGGAACGTCAACATCAGGTGGTGGCGGATTGAATGCAAGCGTAATCAGCTATGCGAGAATCATAGAGGGAAGCTATACGGATGCAGACTTGACTAGTATCCCGAACGCCTATGCTATCAAGGCTCTCAGCAGCCGAATTGACAACATAGCCACAGAACTTGGCGGTCTGAGCCTATCTTGGAATAACATTACGGGTAAACCATCAACGTTTGCACCTAGTGCGCACACCCATAAGTGGGCGGAAATCACTGACCGCATCACGAAGGTAAGCCAGCTTACTAACGATGCTGGGTATCTGACTGCCCATCAGTCTCTCGCAAGCTATTATACCAAAGCGGAGATTGATGCAAAGGGCTATACCACAAACAAGGGTACTGTTACATCTGTAGCACTTACTCTTCCTACTGGTTTGACTTGTGCAACAAAGACTATCACAACAAGCGGTACGTTTGCTATTAGTCTTGCTTCGGGTTATTCTATACCGACAACGGCAAAGCAGACGGCTTGGGATGGTGCGGTATCAGCAAAGCATACTCATAGCAATAAGTCTGTACTGGACGGCATTACATCAACGAAGGTAACTCGTTGGGATAGTGCCTATGACTGGTACGCCCTTATGACTACTGACGAGGAGACTGCGGACGGAATTATCAATAAGTGGAACGAGGTGGTGAGCTTCCTCGCCAATATTGCGCAGACAGACACTTTGAGCGGTATTGTTGACGGAATCAATAAGTCTATATCTGACGAGGTAGCAAGAGCGAAAAAGGCAGAAGGGGTAAATGCTACAAACATTGCCACAAACAAGGCGAACATAACAACCTTGCAAGGCTACTTCACGAATGGCTCGGCGAAGTCCGCCATCAAGCTGACCAACGCACGTAAACTTTGGGGTAACAGCTTTGACGGAACAGCCGACATAAGCGGTAGCATCGTTGTGCCTAGTGGAAAGTACATCACTATTGGCAACATAAAGTTGGAGTATGATGCAACCAATAAGGCGTTGAAGATTACGAACACTACGACTAACGAGGTGGCAAACCTCTACACTAGTGGTGGTATTTCTGCCTATGGTGTGGGAACATCATCATCAAGTGGTGGTGGTCTCAACGGCTCTGTAAAGGCGTATGCCGATTCCATCAAGCTCACAAGCGAGAACCTTAGCGAGATTGCAAGTGCCTATTCCATCGCCGTGCTTAACAACTCGTTGAACGCTGCCATTGGTAGAATCTCCACCTTGGAGGGTGGTAGCGCAACAAGCATTGAAACCACAGGCTCAGGCAATGCCGTAACTAGCGTGTCGAAGAGTGGAACAAAGATAACCTTCACAAAAGGCTCTACATTCTCGCTCAATGGGCATACACACGACTTCCTTACCGTGGGGGCGAATCAAACTATCACAGCTACACAATACACAAAAAGCCGTCTGAGCGTGCGCCCTTACTACAACAGCGGTGGTCCGACTACATTCGGAAACATCTTGGAGGTTGTCAGCGGAAATAGCGGCGGTGGTCAGCTTGGTATGGAATGGTCGGGAGGCCAAACCAAGACGGACGGAACGGACACCAACGTAGGCAAGTTGTATTATCGTAGCAAGCGAGATAATATGGCAGGCTGGACGGTTTGGAAGAGACTTGCCTTCGCCGAGGAGCTTGCTTGGGGCAACATCAGCGGAAAGCCTACAAGTCTCAGTGGATATGGTATCACGGACGGTGTGAACGCCGTTAGCGTAACAGGCTCGGGCAATGCCGTGACAGCCGCATCTGTTAGTGGGCATACCTTGACCTTGACGAAGGGTAGCTCATTCAGCTTGTCTAACCATACTCACTATATAGGAACGACACAGGTACAGGGCAGCAGTGCCGAGCAAGCATTGACTGGAATAACCAAGATTGACAACATCTTGAAGTTGTCAAAGGCTAGTGTCACCGTCAACACAAGCTACAAGGCTGAGCAGAATCGCTTGGTGATTTATGGAACTACCTATGGCAACGATGCAAACTACATCAAGTCGGCTGGAAAGCTGTCCTATGGCGATGGCGGTCCGCAATTGGTTTTCTCGACTAGCGAGAACCCTGATGCAAGTGGCGTTCAATCGGCTGCATTGGTTTATACTGACCATGACACTATAGGAGCAGGAGTAAGCCTTTCGTTCGTGACGAACCAAGGCGATGCCTACTTTATTGCTCCACACATCAAGGCTCTCACGGCGTTCCAAGGAAACCTTGCGTGGAGCTATATCACCAACAAGCCAACCACTTTGTCGGGATTTGGCATTACGGATGGCTTGCGCTCGGTTACTCATCCAAGTGGAAGCAATGTGTTCGTGACTGGCATATCCACCAGTGGAACAGCCATCACCTACACCAAGAGCTACACGAAGAAGAGCCTTTCTGCGGTGGGCACTTCGGGATGGACTAACGCATCGATCGATGGCAACATCATTCCTGACATGAACTTCATAGCTTACTGGAACGGAGCATATAGTGGCACAAGTTCAAACCTCGCCTATTGCAACAAGGGTGCTTTCGGCTCGTTTGCAATCAAGAACAGCCTTGCCTTCTCAGAACTCACAAGCAAGCCGACAACGATAAGTGGGTATGGCATTACTGATGCTTATACGAAGTCACAGGTGGATGCCATCGCCGCAAAGTACTTGCCTTTGACAGGTGGAACGCTCACAGGTCAGCTTAAGATTGTGGCAAGCGCATTGAATGGTGCTTACAATGGATTGCGCATTGGCGATGATTGCTACATTGGTGATTGTAACTTTGGCAACACTATCGGCTTGATGGGCGTTAACAACAACAACGCAGGAATGGTGAAGTTCGGCAAGGGAGGTATGCAATTCGGTTACAACGGCTCGAATCACATAGCTTCGACTACCGCACAATGGACAAACCTCAATGCGGATTTGCTCGATGGTTGGCACAAAGACAACATCGTATGGTCGGGAGCGGTAAACAGCAACACCGCAAGCCTTTCCCACTATTGGGCGAAGTTGTTTGACATTACCGTCACAGGCAACCAATATGATGATAGAAGTTTCACGTTCCTCTTCTCCAACGGATATAGCGATACCTATTCGGTTGTCGTGTTGAGAATCCGTCAGAATGGAGCGAAGGACTCTGGGGCATACAACTTTAGCATATCCTTGCGTGAGTTGGTTGGAAACATGTCTTCAAGGTTGCGTGTGTACTACAACAATGCAACTGGCAATGTTCAACTTTGGGGAAATTGCCAAGGTCAATATGGAAGTCTGTCTTACACAATCATCAAGAAGACAGGACGCACGTCTGCCGATTTCACAAGCCAAGGAACTTTGGTGACAAATACATCGTTCTCTGAGGCTCAAAGCTTGCCAGCAACCACAGGGGATAGCCCTTACACCTTGCTTGATGGTGCTACGAGAATTGGCATCGTGAAGCAAGCAGACCAACTTGTAACGGCTCGCTCGCTATGGGGACAGTCCTTCAACGGAACAGCAAACGTGAGCGGCAACATGACAGGTGTGGGCAATATCAATACTTCCGCAGCACCAGCAGGAACTATCTACACAAACAACTGGTTCAGAAGCAAGGGAAGCACTGGTTGGTATAGTGAAGACCACGGCGGCGGTTGGTACATGAGCGACAACACTTGGATTCGCAACTTTGGTAGCAAGGATGTATACCTCTCCAACAGACTTAGCGTGAATGGTAACGTCGGCATCGGAACAACTGCCCCATCTCATAAGCTGCATGTGTCGGGAGAAATCTACACCACAACTAAGGTCAACATCAACGGCATCGTCTTGGAGAAGGATTCGGACGGTAACTTGAAGGTTAACGGAAATCTCTATGCCACAGGTGGAATAAGCGCATACGGAGCAAGTGATGGTACAAGTAGTGGTGGTGGGTTGAATGGTAGTGTGAAGAGCTATGCAGATGCCTTGAAGCTTACTAGCGAATCGCTGAGTGAGATTGCATCAGCTTACTCAATTAAGCAGCTCTCTACGAGGATTTCATCATTGGAGGGTGGCAGTGCTACATCAATATCCGTATCGGGCAGTGGTAATGCGGTTACGTCTGTTACCAAGAATGGTACTACTATCAGTGTTGTCAAAGGCAGCACATTCCTAACGGCTCACCAAAGCCTTGCTGGTTACATGAAAACGGCGACTGCGGATGCAAAGTATATGTATCATAGCCGCGACAACATCGTGTCAGATTTGAATAGCTTCGCTACGAATGGTGCTGCACATATCTATGAGATGAACAATGTAACCAACAGACCGAATAGTAATTCTTGGGTGCAAGTGATGAACTGGGGAACAGGAGATTCTGCTTATGGCTTCTTGCTTGCCAATGATTATTCTACTAATGGTCACATGTACTTCCGTCAGAAAATTGCGGGTTCGTGGAAAGATTGGAAGACCATCATCGACTCATCAAACATCGGGTCACAGTCGGTAAATTACGCTGCATCGGCGGGTTCTGTTGCTTGGACGAACGTAAGCGGAAGACCTAGCACGATGAAAAATCCAAGTGCTCTTTCTTGGAGCGGATATTCAAGCGGAAGCTATGATGGTAGTGCAGCAAAAAGCATAAGCATCCCTAACAACACGAACCAACTGACGAATGGGGCTGGATTCATTACGGCGAGCGCTAGCATCACTGGCAATGCTGCCAGTGCCACGAAACTACAAACCTCAAGAACGCTTTGGGGACAAAGTTTTAATGGAACGGCTAACATAAGTGGAAGCATGACAGGTGTCGGCGACATGACCTTGGACGCAGGGGCAAGGATAAAGCACGGTTCGGGCAACCTTTACATCGGAAACTCGGACAACTCCAACTGGATAGGTGTTCAAAACATCTGTAGCCAGTCCTCCATCGGAGATGGCAACTGGAGCTTGCGAACGAGCGGAGCTGCGCATTTCAAGGACACGACAATCAACGGAACGGCGACTATTAAGAATTTACTTAGCCTTGTTGACGGCTCGCACAAAGGCTTGAAGATGGGAAGCACGTATATCTCATCCCTCGATGGTGAAGTTATCTTGCAAGGCAACACAGCCCTCCGATTCGGAAATGATGCATGGGACTACAACCAGTGGGCGGGTCTTAAGTACGACCATAGCAGCAAGACCGTTTACCTCGGCATTGCCGATGGAAGCATATTCAAGGCGAACAGTGCCCAAAGTGGGGGTGTCATCAACCTTAAGCAAGGAATAAGCTCCGTCTATACTCCAACATTGTACGCTGGCGGCGACATTTATCACACAGGTGCATATAGAATGCTATGGAAGAATAGCAAAGCATCAACGTATCTGAATGTGATGAACATATCGCAGGATGATAATGGCATTCTCACCATAGGCTACGGAAACTTCTCCAACAACAAGAATGTGGTACTTGAAGGCTATAACCTTAACTTTCGAGTTGGCAACGATAGCGGAATGAAGTCCATGTGGCTTAATTACAACAATGGCAATCCTGTGCTGAGTTTGGATGGTAATTTCTATGCCACTGGCGGTGTTACGGCTTACAAGAGTTCCGATGAACGCTTGAAGCATGACATACACGGCGTTGACAGCTTGGCTATCATCAAGGCGATGGGTGGCACAGTTGCATTCCGATACAATGCCGACAACAAGGATAGCATCGGTTGGATTGCCCAAAGGGTTCTTCACAACACCTTCATGCAAGACCTTGTGGAGAAAGACGACAAGGGCTTCCTCAAAATCAACTATTGGTCTCCAAAGCTGATTGCCGTTGCCTTTGGTGCTATCGAGCAAGTTGACGATGAGGTGAGCCGCTTGAAGCGAAGAGTGAGAGACTTGGAAAACGAAGTTGAACAATTAAAAAGTGATAGATTATGAGTTTGAACAATGGAATCATCAGTGCTCCAGTAAGCATAGATGATGTAAAAAGTGTACTTGGAGAGGGTAGCAATGACCTTGCCACATTGTGTAAGTCCACCAACATAAACATGTGGAGTAGGCATAAGCCTGTCATTCATCCGTCTTTGTTTGACGAGAATGCAATAGTAGGTACTGATGGGAATTTTGGCTTTAACATACCAAAGTTTACGTCAGTTAAGGCTTTGTATGAGAATTACATGAAGTACGCAAATGAAGATGGGCTTTATCCTGGCGATGAGGGTTGGAACATTCCTACAAATGGTGTAACTTACGTTCATCCAACAGGTGGCAGTAGCTCACCTTATAGGCTTGGTGACTTTAAGAGTTACGATAAAAATGCTACTTGCTTGATGCACGACTTTGACATAAATACCTACACGGATGAGGAATTATCGTTTATCATTAGTATTGACAAAGATTCAGGTGGAACTCAAATTCCATTTAGGGATATTGCTACTTATAAGAATTGCTACTTTGGTGTGGCTTTTCTTAGAGACGACAGCTTGGCTATCCATAGCATCCTTACATCCAACAACAAGAATGATAATTTTCTAAAGACAACATTTACGTATCAGAATCTTGTCAATTTGTTGTATATCGCAGTTCCATTTATGTCTCCGATACCCCATTTGAAGAATGCTCCAAATTTGGAAACGTCAGACAGCATCGAATGTTATCCTATCGTTGGGGTTTCTCCTATTCTGTTCTATGGCAAGAACGATACTGGTGACTATAGCAAGTATATGTACTTCGTATATCCAGACCAAGACAGCAATGGTAACGAGTGTATAAGAATATATAATAAAAGTACAGTTCTGAATGTCGGTTATGTTTTGTACTTGTTGTATGCTGATTCAAGTTATTATAACGGATATACATTAAAAGATGGAGAATATATAGTTGATGCAGGAACTATAAACGTAAAAAGCAATGTGGTGACGTACCTTAACAATGATTGGCTGATAAAGGGGAAATCTTATAAGCTGGTTCTCTATAGTAGAAATAACAACAAGATAGCACAAGAAATGGAGTTGTAACATCAATAATGTTAAAAATATAAAAACAACGGAAAATAACAATATAAAATTCTTTAATTATGGAATATTTTTCTTATCTTTGCGCTGTTAAATAGATTATTATTCTGCTTTTATTTGCAAATAGAAGAATAAAATAGTTTAAACGTTTAAATTTTAAGGAATAATGAAAGTAACATTTGGAAAGATGACAGAGTTCAAGCGAGAGGTTGACATCGTGAACGATTCGACCAAGATGAAGGGCAATGTTGCCGTCAGTGACGGAAGCATTGTAAGTGTTGACAACGGTGTTGTGTTGGACGGAGACGGCAACCAGATTGCCACGTTCAGCCAGTATTCCACGGACAACTTGAACGTGAACTACAACACCTCAGACTTGCAGAAGATGATTGATGCCGTGACAAGCATCAACGAATTTGCTTCCTACATCAAGGAGCACGTCGATGAGTTGTCGGATGGCATCGTTTCCTCTGACACCACAGAGGAATAACAATTAGCTTGGTTGGTGGGTACGAGGGCGGCAGTCGGTAGTGCCCACTTTCCAACTGAGCGAACTAACATACATTATTTATTAATTAATTATAATAAACCAAGTTAATTATGAAGAAGATTAAGACAATCGAGGCGGTCAACGCCTACAAGACATTGAAGGCATTGAAGACATCATCAATGAGCGATGATGCCGCTATGCGAGTTTGGAAGAATATGAAGGCACTGCGCCACGTAGCCGATACCTACGACAAGGATGTGGAGGAAGCACAGGAGAGCCTGAAGGACGATAAGTTCGATGAGATGCAGCGCAAGCTCCAGGAGTGCCAGCAGTTGGAACAGAAGCACGCCGATGAGGGCTACGAATACACCAAGGAGGATTCCGCCAAGTTTGCGGAGGTTAATGAGTACTTCTTTAATCAGAAGCAGAAGACCGAGAAGTACTTCTCAGACCTTGCCAATGCCGAGGTAGAGGTAGCCATCGAGGCAGTTGACGAGAAGGAGTTGTTCAAGGCTGCTAAAGATTGCGGCTTGAAGTTCGCTGATATGGAGAGCCTTGAGGTTGTGATAGGATAAACACTGATAAGTAGATATAGAAATAGCGTTAGAATTTGGCAAGAAAGCCGTTCTAACGCTATTTTTGTGACTTATTACTTTCAGATTGTTACTTTTATAAAATTTAACTATAAAATATTGCGCAAAATGAACAGAATTGTGCAAAAAGCTGTAATTTTGTGGCAAATTCTTTCTTTTAAGAACTATAATTGCATCAACAACTAACAAAAAAAAGGAGGTTATATGACACAAGAACAAGAAGCCGAAGTCCAACGGTTGATAAAGGACGTAGATGTTACTGAGCTGATGGGTATGCTTATGAAGCATGGTAACGTCCAACGGTTGATAAAGGATATTGATGTGACGGAGCTGATGGGGATGCTCATGAAGTATGGTAACCGATATTCCAGAAGAATCTTGAAATTCTTTCGCTGGTTCTGTAAGTACGTTCCCATCACCATCATGGTATTCCATGCATACGGAATGTGGGATTTTAGCCAGCATCCTCGTGAAATGTTCATAACAAACAATGAGAATTTTCCCTGCTATTTATTCATCTACTTCATGATTTATATTCTGCCAATGGTTTTGATATTAGCAAGCAGGTTCTTCTTCCTATGTTGGAGATACAGAATACCATTCTTTTATTTCTTTGGTGTGAATGCGGCTCACATCGTTGAATGGAGTTGGTACACAACTCAAGATATGATAGATTCCTGCTTCACTATCATGGTGGTAACGGCAATATTTTATATATACGGATTTGCCGAAATGTTTATCAATAAGACCAAGTTAGGAAGAAAAATCTGCGCATAAAGGAGATTTCTGAGAATTTTTCACAAAAATGGAGGTAATATGGGAAAGATATTGAATTATAAGATACTCGGAACAGCTTTAAAGTCATTGAGCGATGCTTGCTTTAAGGCTGACGAGCAACAGCGAAATGGTGAGAAGGTCACTGCTTGCGGAATGAGCGATGATGACCTGGATAGATTGTGCGACATTATCCCCGATATGCTTAACCCTATGTTGAGCACCGAGGAGGTCAAGGAGAAGCTTCACGTTTCTGATGCTACATTGAATAGAATGGTAGCTAGGGGTGACATCCCTCACGGAGAGTGCAAGAAGCGTGGGCACACTAGGTATTGGAAGAAGTGGGATATTCTTCACTTCATTAAGAGTAAGAGAGGTAAGTGATTGCCTCTCTTTTTTTGTTATTTATGATATTACCTCCTATCACCTTAAATCACTGATAATCAAGCAATAAAAGAAAGTGTGATAGAGTTATATTTGCTCTCCCCTTTTCTTCGTACCTTTGCATCCGTAACGTTACAATAGTGTTAGTTAATATTAAGGATTTTAAAAGATTGTATTATGGAAATGACAGATGCAAAGGTCGTAGAGAAGAAAATCTACGAAGAGGGAAAGAAGCACGATGATTATGCTTCTAAGGCAACAGGCAATGCTGGTCTTACCCTTGGTATCATCGGCACAGCACTCGGTGCTGGTGCTTGGTTGCTTGGCGGTAACAACCGCAGCGTGTTTGGCTCACTCGGTGGCAGCAATATGCCTGAGAACGTGAACATTAACGCTTATGGAGCTAACTCTAGTTCCAATCAGCCAACCGCATTGGAGGTGATGGAGAAGGAATGCGCTGATGAGGTGAAGTTGCTTACCGACATGTTCGGCTTGAAGCTCGACACCGCCAACAAGTTCTATGCTATGCGTGAAACTGACATCGCAGAGAAGTTCTCTATGTACAAGGGTGCTACAGATGCTATCAACGCTGAGAACCGCCGTGCAATGGAGGCTGAGTTTGGTCTCTACAAGTCTCAGATTGATGCGGACTTCGGTCTGTATAAGAATCAGCGAGACCAGTACGATGCGTTGCAAGCTAAGTATTGCGACCTTGATAAAAAGGTAGCCGTTATGGAAGCCCTCACTCCTTACAAGGAGAAGCTTATGATGGCTTACGTCAAGGAGAACACTTGCAACTGCTTGCGAGGGCAGTTGATGCTCCCGAACACTCCAGTACTCCAGGGATATGGTAGTTACAGCGGCTGCAACTGCGGCACTACAACCACCACAACGCCCAGCACTGGTGCGTAGCAAGGCAAAGACCGTAAGACGGACTAAGAAGAAATGAGTTGGTGAGGGGTGTTCGCCCTCGTTGGTGGATGCCCTCTCACCTCTCTATAATATATCACCAACTTAAAGATATTGATTATGATGAATTTTGGAAACAGCCCATTATTGGATATGGGTACAAGTCAGCAGCAGCCGCAGATGATGGATGCCGAGCTACAAAAGATGTATGAGACAATACAGCAGAAGCGAGCATCTATCAATATGCAAGCGCAGCAGTCTTCCACCCCTTTATGGGATGAGATAGACAAAATTGAAGACAATCTTACAGGCGCACAACGTCAGTACTTGATGCAGAATCAAGAGTACGTTGACAGCTTGCAATATGTGTCTAAGCTAGTACAAGACGAGGAATTGCGCATCATACGTCCTCGCATTGAGAGTACTCAGCAAGGACAGGAAGCATTAAAGAAACATTTGTCTTTGATGCAGCGTTTAAGAAAAGAAGTAGCGCAAGCAGAGGAACATAAATCTGCTATGCTCAACGATTATATGACTAACCACAGCGACAAAACTTGGCAAGAATATCTCGCTTGGTACAACAAAACAAAGAAAGGAGAAACTAAGAAATGAACGTAACAGAATTGAAAGAAAAGCTGCTTACATCATTGGATTTGTGGGCAGACGCAAGAATTAGCGATATGGTGAAGGAGAACCCTGCATTGGCTATTCCATCCGTGTATATGAAGCGAGCATCACACAATATCATCGCCAAACACAAGGATAGTTGGGGCAAAAGTATAGACAACGCTACCCTATTTATTGCCGATGAGGACGGAAACATTGATGCCGATACCATATTCTCAGACCTCATGCAGATGCTAGAGAATATAAGTAACTATGAGTTTGATTTCGGATTTGTCAAAGGTCGCATTGATGGCGGTACTTTGTCTATTGATTTACCCGACAACATCATAACGACTATCCTCTTTGGTAGTAAGAAAAGCATCAGCTTTACCAAAAATGATTTTGAAGAGTTGAGAAGTCTGATAACAGCAGAATAATCACAAACATAAAATATAAAAGGATATGGAAGCAAAAGAGATTATGAGTAAGTTTGATGAGCTGTATGGAATTATGGCATCATCAACTAACGTGAAGTATATGCACGTATTCGGTAATACGATGCGTTGCATGATGAAGGATATGGCAGCGAAGCACCCAGAGCTTGCGCAAGAGTACGTTGAGAAACTTTGTGCCATCAAGTGGAAGAACTATCTAACAAAGAATGAGGCGTTGGATATTATCGGTAAGATGAATCCCGAAGCAACCTGGAATATGCAAGGATGGTTGGACGAAATGGAAAAATTGGGCTTATGTATGGAGGATAAGCCATATTACAATGATTATGCGCTGTATATAGCCATGAATCAGGTAATAAGCGACCACGGGGAAACCATAGTTGCAATAAAGGGCGAGAAATCTCTTTCTGATATAAATGAGGATGAACTTGTAAAATACGCCTACAAATTAGCCCTTGACCTACTGAAAGATAAGGATGGCGTATATAACATAAGAGAATACTTTTTGAAGTAGATATACAGTTTGAATCACTCATAAAGAGGAGCTTTTGATAAGTTCCTCTTTATTTGTTTACACCCGATTATCTATTTCCTTTTGTCTTTCAATTTAAAAAGCTATCTTTGCATCAAAAACAAAATATGGTAGGACAAGTAGGAAATACAGGTACAAGAGCGGCAGGGATGATGCTATTCGGGGATGAGTTAAGCTGTATGTTACTCGATACCCGATGGATGCTTATTGCTATCGTTCTACTTATAATCGCCGACTATCGCTTTGGTTGTGAAGAAAGTAGTCTTCGACATAAGAATGCCTTAGAAAGCAAAAGTCCTCTGCTTGCTGATAAGTATGAATTTAGAGCATCACGGGCAAAGCGCAGAACTGCAAATAAATTTGTGGACTACCTTATCTATATAATGGTAGGTGTATCTCTTGGTAGAGCTTTATTGCCGCAGCTCGATATTGATTATATTTGGGGTGGATGGGTTGTTACCGCATTTATTGCGGTAAGAATAGAAATTCCAAGCATAGTAGGACATTTCTTATTTGTTCGTGGTGTATCAGTAGAGAAGAAGACAATAAGGGGCTTCATTAAAGCCTTTGTCGTAGCTCTTGCAAAATCTAAGAGTGAAGGCGTTGGTGATGCCTTAGAAGAAGGATTTAAAGCAACGGAGGATAAAAGATGAAAGTAACAAAAGAACAAATGAAAGCCATCATGCCGAAAGCTGAAGAAAGGATAGATACATATCTTCCTTATATCAATGACTACGCAGATGCTTTCAATATCAATACTCCACTTCGCATGGCACATTTCCTTGCGCAAGTGGCTCACGAAACCGCAGAGTTGGTACATATACGAGAAATCGGTAATGCTGACTATTGCCATAAGTATGAGGTTGGTAAGCTCGCAAAGATGTTGGGTAATACTCAGAAGGGTGACGGCTACAGATATAAAGGTCGTGGCTTCTTGCATTTAACAGGAAGGGCGAATTATCAAGCCTACACGAACTCAAAGTACTGCAAAGGTGATGTTGTAGCAGAGCCAAAGCTCTTGGAACAACCGAGAGGAGCAGTAAAAAGCGGTATGTGGTATTGGCTGACAAGAGGATTGAATGCTGTAGCTGACAAGAATGATATTGAAGCGGTTACAAAAAAAATCAATGGTGGAACAAACGGCTTGGCGAGCAGAACCAAATATTGGAAGAGAGCTTTGAAAGCCTTTAATATATAAGCTTATGAAATGGGTTAAAGATTTGTTTTATTGTTTATCAATTTCAATGCTTCTGTTTCTTATGACGCAGATAGTTATCGGGTGTACGGCTACCCCGAAGGTGGTTACCCGACAGACTTATATCAGCGATAAGCAGTCACATTGGGATTCGATATTTAATGCTAGACTTTCGGCGACCTTTGAACTCTATCAGAGAACTCAAAGTGAGCTGAAAGAAAATAGCAAGTCTGAAACAAACCATATTAGAGATAGCACTTCTACAATGGTTGATAAAGATGGTAATATTCTCAGACAAGCCAAATATCACTACGAGAGCCATAACTATACAGAGGTATTCGTACAGAAGCTGAGAGATAGTATTTCTTATTATAAATCATATAAGGATAGTATAAATAAGTATCGACTCAAAATCGATTCCTTAGATAAAGCTAAACAAGATTCTGTTCCATATCCCGTGTATATAGAGAAGCCGATGAATAAAACAGATGCTGCATTCTTGCGATTAGGTAAGGTTACGGCGGTATTCGTGCTTCTCTTCATGGTAGGTATGATATTCTTGGCAATATATAAAAATAGAAAAGGAAAAAACTTTTTTCAATAGTTACTGATATTTTATAGGTTTTAGTTTTTTAATTATAAGATTGTTTGGATAACAAAGGCGGTTACTCGTGAAGAGCAGCCGCCTTATTTTTTAGTATTTCTTTCCTCCGTGATGATATTCACGGGTCTCATTATAGCGCATCTTTAGATTAATGTGCTGTACAAGGTCGATACCTAGTGATTCTGCCCATTCAAAGGTAGCAACGATTATATCATTAAAATAAGCTTCACAGAGCAAAGGATTATCAGATGTAGTAAAGTTTAAGATACCTCTTGAAATGAAGTACGCATTAACTGTAAAATCTCTTGTTTCACAGAGTTCTACATTTTCTTCATCGGTTGTATATTCTGTTCTACATTTTACGTTTTTCAACCCCATAAGGTCAAATAAACGAATGCAGATGTCTGCCAATTCACTCTCAACAGTTCCCTCAATATGTTCGCCGTAGAATTTTTCAACCAAACCTCCGTGGTGGTCGTTAGCGATAACGCAATCAAGCCCACTTTTATCAAGGTCATCCATCCAACGCCCCTTGCGGTCAGCTTGAACGGCTTCCGTAACCTCTGTGCTAATCATCATAACCCAGTGTGCTGTAGGCTTCTTCTCTTCGTGCCATCCATGTTTCACGGCATTGTTATAGGCACGTTCCACCCATTCCTTAATTTGTTTTCCTTCTATAATCATAATTATTTGTATTTATGTTTATTACACCATTTCCAACAATCTGTACATTCTTCTTTATCGCAGCAAAAGCCATCACCATAAATACCTTCGTTGGCAAATGAAATGCAATTACCGCAACATGGCTCTTCATTTTCTTTTTTCATGCAAATAACGTTTTATTGATTCACACAATAACTTATTTTCATCTGTGAGCTTTCTAACCTCCTCTCGTAGCTGCTCTATCATGTGTATATACGACATTTCTTCAAGAGTTTTCATTTTATTAGCTCCAATGAGAATCCTTTCTTCGCAACGTGAACCGCCTTGCCTGTGGCTTTTGCTATCTCAGAAGAAAATAGTTTAGCATCGCCATTATTCGCACTCATGTGAATAAGAATAATTGCTTTCGTTTTTTCTAGTTTATTCTCTTTCAAGCAGTTCAGACATCTTTCTAAGCTCATGTGGGTAGCTTTTGCTCTAATGCCAATCTTCTTGGGAATAATGCCCTCTCTCACACTCTTATCAACCAACGAATCCATGTGATTGCATTCGATAAGGATATAGTCAAGTGGAAAAGACAGCTTATACTTTATATGATGGCTATCCGTAAGGAAAAGCATATCTCCCATATCGGGATGATAAATAATAAAGCCGCAAGGCTCTTTGGTGTCGTGAACTGTATCGAAAGCCTTTATAACGAAGTTACCAATACGAAACTCTTTAAGCATCGGTATGGCATTGTAATGAAAATCATCTTCTTTAATCTTCTTTTCTTCCAAAGTACCTTTGGTTGCAAAGATATTGAAAGGTCGTGCATACTGACGAATAAACCCTGCGTGGTCGCCGTGGCTATGAGTAATCAAGCAACCGACAACCTTTTTGAGATTTCCTCCAAGTGCTTCTACGGCATCTTTTAAGGGCATTCCGCATTCTATGATAAGTGCTTCATCATCATTCTGTAGGATATACCCATTACCAGAGCTTCCACTACCTAATGTAACTAATTGCATATTCTATACCTTATTATATATAGGAGAGAGATTCCTCTCTCTCCTATCCGTTATTTTACTGCTGCTTAAATATATCAGGCATTTCCTGTTTACCCATCGGCTGAGCTTTAGGCTTGGTTTGAGCCGCATTTTCTGCGGTCTGAGCGGTTTTCTGCTCATCACTTGGGGAATTATTAGCAGCCTTATCTTCTTCCTTATTCTCGCCGTTATTCATATCGAGCGACTGAGTATTGGCTTGCTGTTCCTCTTGCTGCTGAGCTTGTGCGAGCTTCTCTTCGGCAGAAAGCTGCTCAACGTTATCGGTTGTAATCTCGGTATAATCAGCATCCTCTAATTCCTCTTTAACGGCAAGACCACAGGTAATCTCTGGACAATATGCCGACTGAAAACGTGTGGCGGCTCGATAGCGTAACATCTGTTCAGGTTCAACTTTCCAGTTGCTACCATCCTTCTGATACCATCCTTTCTGCTTGGCTATACCGATAGTAATAGTAGAACCTTTAAGAAGCTCACCTTGTTTATCAATTGCATAGGCGTAGCATCCCCAATCGTCCTTACCTTTTTCTCCCACGAACTCATATCTGAGCGGTGTAGCAAAAAGACCGCTTGCGTTGATACAAGCAATAAGGAACTTTGCTGAAAAAGAAGGCATACCATATACAACATATACATTTTGCATAATCATCAGCGGATTCGTATGCAATCTCTGAGCAATATCAATAGCAATCATTGTGTTACCAATATTGCCCTGAAACGTCTTAGGCACAATCGTTGAAGCCGATAAAATCTGCGCCATCTTATAACCAGTATTAAAACTGTCTTGATTTGCGAACATATTAAGTCCGCTGAGCTGTGGCTGTGAAACCACGATACCATTTTCTGCCATAATTTCTATATTTTATATAATTAAACTGATTCAATTTTCAAAGGCTGCCCGTAAACGCATTGCAAGCAAATAATCTGCTGCTCAACGGGCACGATGTGCTCTGCTGATTCTTTGCGGTCAACGAATAGAGGTACGAAGATATTTGAAGCCTTAGATATACCGCTGATAATATCAACGCCCATATCAATAACAGTTCCATCATTCGTATTATCGTAGTCAATACCATCCTTATCAATAGCGGTGCAGATTTCCTTCTCATCATCATTGGTCTTATTCTGCTGATAGAACTTCCAACGAATGAGTGAGAAGTATGAATTTACCTTTTGCTCAACAAGATTAATCTTTGCCTTCTTGTAAGCTTTGATTTGGCTGATAACTTCACCACAATCAGCAATAATCTGAGATAACTCAACAGAGCGATGATTGAGCTTTTCTTTCTCTGTATCAATACGCTTGTTGGTCTCCTCACCTGCGATTTTGTTAACTAACTCGTCACGTTGAGAAACAAGGGTCTTCTTTTTCTCCTTATTCTCTTCGATTGTAGCATCAACCTTCACAACAGGCTTAATTGCTTCAATATCGGCGAGGTCTTTATCAAAGACCACCTTTTCCGCAGCAGTTTCCCAAGTTTGGTTCTGCTTCTCTGTACGCTCGTTAATTAACTTCTGATACTCAGATTGGGCATTTTTTACCTTATCCTCATCTTGTGCCTTGGTAATCTGCTCATAGGTATTAATATTACCTTTAAGGACATTCATCTGTTGCTTAATCTGAGCAGCCTCATTCTGTATTTTCGTGAGTTCATCAGACTTATTCTTATTGAACTCGGCAACGGCGTTATCATACTCCTTTGCCTTCATTTCGTCCGTATAAGGACGACCACAAACTGGACAAACATCTGTTTGCTTATGGTTAAATTTCTTTTCGTTAGCATCATTCCACTCTTTAATCTTGTTATTGAAATTAATAGTGACCTCTGCCAAGGAAACCTTATTCTTCTTATTAGTCTCCATATTTGTAGTATATGCAGATTTAGCGTCATTGATTTTCGTTGAAGCCGTAGAAATCTTCTTCGTAAGTTCATCAATCGCCTTAATCTTAGCATCTTGCCATACCTTCTGTGCATTTGCAACCTTTACGTTATGCGCTTGCAACTTATTGAGGTACTTTTCCATAGCAGGGTCTTTCTCAGTCGTTCCCTCCAATGCCGCATCTATAGCAGCAATATCAGCATCAATCTTTGCCTTCTGTGCTTTGAGAGCAGTAAAATCGGCATCAACTCTAAGAGCCTCTTGTGCCTGAACCTTTGCAGGTATCAAATCTAACTCCTCTTCCGCTTTCTTCTTTGTTGCCTTCTGCTGTGTAAGCATATCGGAGAGTTCTTTCTTCTCTTCAATTACGCCCTTATACACCATAGGATAAGGCTTCATCAATTCTTCTTCATTGATTTTGCCAGCCAACGACATAAGCATTTTTCTTCTGTCATCAACCTTATAAGACATAAAGATATTGATATTAGACAGAACGAGCCATCTTTTGAGCGGACAAAGTTCTTCGAGCTTGGAGTTAAAATCTTTCTGCGAAAGAGGAACATCATTAATAAGTCGCTCTTGTGTAGTACTTTGCAACTTCTCATCTGCCGTTCCCTTATTCTCCCAATTCTCAGTAAGGATACGCTGTACCTTAACCTCTCGCTCATCATTATAGTTAAGTACTACAGTGACAGAGGTTTCAAGATGATGAATAACATCATTATTAATATCAAGAGGTTGCACGGTAGCATTCTTCTTGCTGATAACGCCGAAGATTGCCCAAAGATAGGCATCATAGATGGTTGTCTTACCTACCTTATTTGCGCCACTAATAACCATATTGTGGCTAAAGTTAATTTCTTGACCCCGAACCTTCTTAAAGTTCTGTAAAGTCATTGACTTGATTTCAATTTTCATTGTTGTATTTTTTTATTTGCGTTAAACGGTTTATATTCGTGACCTGCTTTAGAACCAATGAGTGATTTAGCAAGTTCTTTGCCTAATTTGCTACATATAGCATTAACTATACTAAGGTCAGTTCTTACATCTTTCTTTCGCTCTTTATTGGCATCGGATTCCATCTGCGATAGTATCTGTGCTCTTTCGGTATCGAACTTCTGTAAAGCCTCCATCAGATTCTGCGGATTGATAGTGTTACCTACATATATCTTTCCATATCCCCCACCTATAAGTGATTCAAAAAAGTAGGTAAGTTCGCTTGGAGATAGATAATAATAGATATTCCTAATACGCCTTGCCATAAAGACAGCTTGATTACTATTCACCGAATTACCAGCACCAAGAAGCCAGAATGTATCTAACAATTCTGCCTTCACCCATTGTAAGGCAAGACCCTCCTCGAATTTCTTATCAATATCGACCAAAGAATTGGTATCTTTAAGAGCGGAAACCAAAGAAGGAATAGGCTTTTTTCGCTTACTTATCAAAGGATAATAGGTATCAGCCCATTCCTCAATGCTAATCGGCGTTAAAGACCGCTGCTGCTGTCCTTGCAAAATTAAGCTCTGTTCGCTGCTGCTGTTGCTGTACTTCGTCATACTCAGAATATATTTCATCCTCCCAAGCACGGGAATTAAGATAAGTTAGTGGGTGTTTCTGATACACCTTCTGAGTGATTGATGCAACATATCGTGGTGTAGCTGCCATACAAGCGGCTCTATCCTTCTTAGTCATGTGCATCCACTTCTTCAAGCATTTCTGTTTGCCGACACACTTACCATACATCTTCCACCAACTCTCGAACTCATCATTAATGATAGAGACAGATTGCGGTGGGGTTACCTCGTAACCTTGGGATTCTAATAATGTAATTGCTTCTTGTATCTCCTTTTCCATATTTACACCTTATTATATATTATATATACTCGCCACCCCAAAATCGAGTAATCTCTGACCCTGCGATAGCTACCTGTCCATTCGGTCTTACAGTTCTGTTAAGGAATCCGCCTTTAATATAGCGATAGATAGTCGTTACACTAACACCAAGCTTTTCAGCAGTCTCCTTGATAGAATATCTGCCTTTCGGCTTCACATCAGGCGGTTCGTTTATCATCGTTGCCTCCTTTCTCTTTATTGCGTTTGAGAATACCATAGATACTAGCCTCACACGCATATTTGAAGTCACTCATTGTACGCCGCACAGCCTCAGACTTCTTGAGACCCTGCTTCATGTAGTTCTCTACAGATTGAACTACCAAGCTTTCTTTCTCTTTTTGCGATTTAATAACCATATTTAACTATAAATTTATATAGAAATTAATATAAAATCATTATCTTTGCAACCGAAATATATCGGTGCTTTGTAATCACACCGCAAAATTAATAAAAAAATTCGAGAAACTATTATTTTCTATTAATATTTTAATAATAATTAATATAAAACGTATGAGTACACTATTGGAAAGAGCAAAAAAGGTAGCTGAGCACAAGGGAATGTCAATGGCTCAGTTTCAGGAGAAGATTGGTGTAAGCATCAGTCATTTCTATAATACCGACAGATTATCATTGAAGACAAAGAGAGCAGTTTCGGAGGTATTCCCTGACATAAATGCCGATTGGCTCGAAACGGGTGAGGGTTTTATGACTAACACCGATAAGCTACAGGAGGAAGGCAAATTCTATAAAGTACCGCTTCTTCCCGTTGCTGCGCAAGGTGGTACACCAAACAATTTTGAGTATCAGATACAGAAGCATGATTGTGAAATGATGATTTCTCCTATAGAGAATATTTCGATGGCAATCACCGTCACGGGCGATAGCATGTCGCCAGAGTACCCAAGCGGAAGCAAGGTGCTTGTGCAGAAGATTAACGAGAAGGCTTTCATTGAATGGGGCAACACTTATGTTCTCGACACCGTTAATGGTGCTATCGTTAAGAATGTATTCCAAGCAAAGGGTGATGATACAAAGATTATCTGCCGCTCGGTGAATCCTAATTTTGCAGACTTTTCCGTTGATATTTCAGACATCAGAGGATGGTACAGAGTGCGCTGTTGTATTACCATAAAGTAACGTTAAAAAACGTAAAACGTGCAAATTCCGTGCAAACCGATTAATACGAGAATCGTAAACACTTGAATATCAATACGGAATAAAGAGCACACTGCATATTGTTAGAATATGCAAATAATTTCGTACTTATATTCAATTTTTTAGTACTTTTGCAGTCGCA